GTGCCGTAGAAACAGGCTTATTTGCGTCGGAAGTATTGTTTACGTTACCTAACCCAACTTGAGCTGCAGTAACCATGTGAGGGTTACTTTTATTATTTTTATGAGCTGTTATATCGTCTTTAGCAACTTTAATTGAAGCAGCTTGTGCTGTAGATACCGGTTTATCCATATCGGAAGTATTATCAACATTACCCAGACCGATTTGAGCCGCAGTAACTGCGTGAGGGTTACTTTTGTTATCCTTATGAAGTGTTATCTGGTCTTCAACAGCGTTAATCGCAACAGCCTGTTGTGAAGAAACCGGTTTGTCCGCGTCAGACGTATTATCAACGTTACCTAGTCCTACTTGAGATTTTGTAACATTATGGGGATTAGTTTTATTGGTTATATGCGCACTTAAAGTACTCCCTATAGCTGTAATTCGTGCTGCAAAAAGACTATTAGCAATAGGGTTAAGTGATTGCTCGTTAAGTTCGGTATCGACAACAATATTAGCAACCTTATTTTCTACAATAGATTGTCCGTTGACCTGAACGTCATCCACAAGTCCGCTACCACTTACAATATCTGACAATAAAGCGATCGTACCAGATTTATCAGGTAAAGTAAAATCATATCCGCCAGCTTTACTAAAACCACTATCAAATATTGCATTACTTTCAAATACTTGTATTTTAGAAAATACATTACTAATATCAGTATATGCAACATTCGGATTTTTTAATTTTAATTGACCGTAATCAATTTCAAAATCATCACTGATAGAAGTAATAGTTGCAGCAGGAATATAAACAAGCACTTGCTGATTATCGATTACCTTAGGTACTTGAGGCTTAATAAGAACTTCTACTTGATTTATTTCACTCAAAGATTTATACCTCCTTTATTGATATTTGGTTCTACACTTAATTTTGTTGGACCTAATATTGTTTGTACAAAATTATAATTTACAATAGGCCGTTTTCCATTATTAAGTATATATTCTGCATTTGTTTCACCGTCTACAAGTTTTATCTCATAAACAAAATTTCGTCCTGTCCATTCTTCAGTTATATCAGGTGTAAAAGTAACAACAAATCTGCAATCATATTCTACAAAAGCATTACCTGTAAAACGATAATAAGTTTTATTATCATTACTATCTATTGTATACCATACTGCATATGTAGTATAATCGCCATTATTGTTATCAATGACATCTTGTTTTATGTAATCAGGTAAATTTGTAGGAAAATTTGCAATACTTGATATTGCTATAGGTTGTGTTGTATAGAATCTAAAATATCCTTTAGCATCACACCATTTATTAAGTACATAACGATCACTCTGCTCATACTGTGACGAAGCAACTGTTACAAGAAAGTACGGATTTTTTAATTTATTACTTATAATATAAGGCGATCCATCTTTATTTTGTAATAAAAAGTCCAAGGTTATCTGTTCACCTTGTGTCATACGTATCTCATTATTAAGTACTTGCATTAGGACCTCCTTGTTGAGCACTTACTACAACATCTCTATTCTGAGATCTATTACGCTCATTAGTTCTTTCTACGTTAGCAGCATGTGTTGCTCCATTACCTTCAGGACCACTATTAGCTCTTGCACCGCCTCGTCCGTCTTGCTTACCTTGTATCATCTGTACAATCATCTGCATTATCTGCGGGTTAGCCATTATCTGTTGCTCTATTTCGTAAGGTATATGCTGAGAATTTTCTTTAATACCTGCAATAGCTTCATCGGCCAAAGGATAACCAAGTTGATCGAGCATATTCCAATAAAGTTCAAGAGTACGCGGTTCATTAGGCATACCAAGAGCACCGTTGATATATTTATCTTGTATTTCTTGCCACATTAAGGTTCTGTTCTGAGACAGTGTAGATGCTACATCTGTATCAAATTCAAAATCATCACGATAATAAATTTGACCATACTTATCTTTTGCAAGAAACATGTACTTATTCCACATTAACTCACTTGTACTACCATCAGGCAATGTCTTAGTAAAAAGTCTATCCTCATCACTAAACGCAAGTAAATATTTAAGTACAAGTTCATATACTCCTGCAAATGCAGCGCTCTTCATTACTCTAAGCGATTCAATACGTCCTGCACTCTGTGCGGCGGAATATTGTTTAGCTTTACCACTAACAGCAGTATTATCAGTTTTACCTTGAAACGATTCTGTAACACCAGACGCATCACGTGCGTTTTGATACATTTGAGCAGCCATCATAACATCTTGAGTAATGTCACTCATTAACTGCTTGCATTGTATCTGAGCAGCTTCTTCACTAGTATTAACACCGATAATTTTTAATGTATCATCTTTATCGCCAAGTTTAATTCTGTTAGGTTTAGTTATAACAGAACCAGCTTTAAGTACTTTATCCATTGCTTTGGTTAGCAATTTGTTAGAAGCATCTTGCTCGTCAAGAGTTATCCAAGGTTCACTTATACCATATATAGTATCGAGTGAACTAATTGCGGGACGTGGTACAAAAGGTAATTGTCTGACTTGATAAAAAGGTATTTCTGTACCCTTACTTATAAACACTCGAGCTTGATCAGGAGCATTCTCATCATCAGTTTCATGTTCTTCGTAAGGATTGTATATTTCCATAATATCTTCGCTAAGTATTTCGGTCATTGCATTCTTATACTTAAAATGTTTACTTCCACACTTAGGACATACATCTGCTTGAGGTACAATTTCTTTACATGTTGTACAATAACGTAGTTTACGTATTTGCCAATCTTCTTCGTCGCATATAACTTGCATCGAATGTTGCGCCCACATAAACAAACCGACTATACGGTTATTATTTAAGTAGTAACAAGATATAACCGGTACACTATTAGTATCATCACTCTGAGGAGTTATTAGTCTACCATACAAGTCATATATACGAGTAAGCGATAGTTCTTGTATTTCGAAAATATACTCAAGTTCTTTATAATCTTTTATACCAGGCTGAGGTATTATCTGATCTGCTAAACGTATAGCTATCTTGACGTCACCACTACGCTCGTGAGTATTATCTAAACTATCCCACCAAACTTTATACCACGATGTACCATCAATGTATGTTGCTCTTTCACTACGATCGTTATTGTACTTATTAAGTATTCTGTCTACTTCATACTTAAGATAATTCTCTGTTCTATTTACAAGATATGCATCTGTCTTATAGCGAGGTTTCATCTTAGGCATCGGTATAGAGTTATCAACTTTACTCTCTACCATTTCATAGACAAGTTTACGTAATTGTCTACTTTTCTTTTTACTTTCTTCACCTGTGTTAATGTCTAAGGCATTTAACGTACCGAGATAAGCTTTGCGCCACTTACTCAAATTATCAGGACTAGCGTACGGTGTAGCGTCATGCACACTTTTAGCTAATGAAAACAATCTTTGAAATTTAGTGACTCGTTCACTCTCGGCGGATGTATTAGTATAATATCCTTCAACATTTTGATGAAGATATAAGTCTATTCTATCCATTTTACTCCTTTACTCATAGTCGTCACGCCACTCAAGCGGAGCACCATAAGTCATAATAAATTGTTGTTGTTCTGCAGCGTTCATCTGTTCATAGTCAGCCCACATATCGGGGTACCACTTAGTATATCTTATAGGCTTACGATCAGGCATAGGCTCTTCGCCAGTAAGTAATTTTATAAGACGTGTTAAACCTTGTGAACCAGCGTCGACCATATCGTCGTGTTTTGCAAATGGGAACCGTGCGAATTGTTCTATAAAAGCTTCATGAGGTAATAATACCTTGTTAGTAGTCTGTTCTATATCAACGACTTCGTCAGGTGTGAAGTCAGTGAACACATGAACCTGTCCCGTTTGTACAAATGGTGATATAGCCTGTGCACGAGAGTACTTACCACCCTTAGGGTTAACAGCTACTATAGGCGCCATACCCTCAACATACTGTAATGTCTCAATGATTGCAGGGCCGTTAGCCTTATCTTCTATGACTATCTCATCGATCATAGGGAATTCTTTAACAAGTGCTTTTATCTTGTTGACGGTATCTATAAAGCCCATGCGCTTGTTAATAAGCTTACGCAGCCATATCTCGTTGTCATATATAACCCACAGCTCTATAGCAACCATATCTGACGTCTCAGTCTGTTTGAACGTAGCATCTATCGATAGTTGTACGTACGTGCACTGTTCCATTGTAAACAATGAGCGATCATACAATTTCCACGACTGACGCGCGAACAAGTTGCCGTTCTGACCCGACGGATGACCTTGGTAGAGTGCGTTCCATGTGTACTCACCATCTGCAGCGATGATAAGTTTCTTAGCGTTGGCTAGCCAGGTGTTATCCTTCTTAATCTTGGCCGGCATGTTATAGTCGCCCAAGTGATCACCCATGATGGACTCACCGAGCTTTCTGTGTAGTGGATCAGTCTCAGGGTCTTCACATTCACAAGGTATGTTTATGTCAGCCCATATAAACTCTCGCCAGTTAGTTTGGATCCAGCCTATCACGTCATTCTCTATCCATCGTGTCTGTATAACAATAAGCTTACCACCGGGATGTATACGTGACTGGACCGACGGAGCCATTTCCTCGTGTATCTTACTGACAATAGTCTCGCTGTGCGCTTGCTCTTTGTTCTTTATGGGGTCGTCTATTATCATAAGCTCGCAGCCGTATGATGTGATGCCACCTTTTAAGCCTGCAGCTCTACAAGTACCACCATCGGCAGTCTCCCATAGGGCAACGCCTTGAACCTTGTCGTTAGGCCTTACTCTGAATATGTCTTGAGCATAGTCAGTGAACTTATCTCTGTTGCGTCGCGAGAAACTCTCAGCAAGTGTACCCTCGTACGATGCAATGATGACGCCGTCTCGTGGGTGTTTACCAAGAAACCACGAAGGTAATGTATTAGTCACAGTGTATGTCTTACCACACTGAGGCGGGACGCTTAGTAGCAATATGTCAAACACTCCGTTGGTGCAAGGAGTCTCAAGGAACTCTTGTATCTTATTGCACAGGAACCGGTGGAAGGTGCTCATATAAAACCCTTCGTTGACGTACTGAGTGTACGCAGCGTAGTCCTTACGCAACTGTCGTCTCTGTAGTTCTCCTTCTAGTGTGTTAGGTAGCACTATAACCACCTCCTTTGTCGTCTCTCACGGACGTATCTTACAATGTGTGTTATGCCGGAGGCAGCGCCCTTAAGTGCTCCAGCCAAGGCAATCTGCAGTGGTATAGCCGGTGTGAATGGTCCAGCCCAGAAAGCTATGACACCTGCACACGCTGTCCAGTACCACGGGCTCACAATGAGTGCTAGCACAGCACAGACTATCACCGGTGACCAGAATATGCCCTCGGCGAGTAGCAACCACACGATGTTATGCCCACACCATCGCAGTGCCTTACGTAGGCGAGTCTTTGTTGTCTGTGTCATCTTTCTTAGCGGCACGGTGAGCTGCAAGTAACTCAAGCTCCTCATCGGACAACGACTCGTACTGGTTAATGTTAGTCTGTTCGACCTTGCTCTCATCGATCGGCTTAGCACCGAGGGTGTCTCGTACAAAGGCGGCAGCGTTCGTGTCATAGCGTGCACGTATGATCTGCGACATAAGTATAACCTCAAGCTCTGTAGGCTTGTCACGACCTTCGTCAGACGATGCTTCTCGCAAGTCTTTACAAAGAGAGTTGTAGCTGTAACTAGCGATCGCACTCTGCAATGTCTCTGCGCCGTCTTTGTCGTACATAGAGGGCAAGTTAACTGCGGGACGATTAGCGAGCATGTTACCGACAGAACGCCAAGCTTGACGTACAAATTTAGGATCTTTGAAAAGGTTCATCATCTCTGCGGCTTCACGTTTTTCTTTATTTGCCATTGTTTACCTCCTTTTAAGTTTCTATTACTATATTATACAATAAATGTGAGTTTGTCACTACTCGAGCAAAATTTTACAAAAATTTTTTACAATGTGCGTTTTTATGCGCACCGCACCACTCTAAGAATTTAATATAGTTCAAACTGAATTGATTGATTTTAATATATAATATTTATTCGGCGATGATTTATCCGAGGAGATTATAAAATTGATCAGATTATATATTAAAATTATTTAGGGATTGATTTAGGAGATAGATTGATTATTTTGGAGATTGATTTTGGAGGTGAGAGGTAAGTAGTAATATTTACTCCTACCGCTCATATAATCGCCGCCGCAACTCTTATTTTTTAATATAATTCAAAAGTATATTATTATCAAAAACATTGGAGGTACGAAAATGAATACGTACAAAATTGTAGCAAACTCACAGGCAAAACACGGTTTCGACCTTATCACCATCGACGAAACCAACAACGAAACTCGCAAGGAACTGACGAGTAAAACTACCGACGGCTATCTCAGAATGGCAATACCGGAGTATAATATCAAAATGGTCTCGCTCAAGCAAATCAACGAGAATCTTGACGAAAACGGCGAATACGTATTGCAGCCAAAGGTGGCGCGCAAAAACGCAAAAACGCAAACCGTTGCAAAGTCCTCGTGGCTCGATTACCTCGACGAAAACGACAGAAAAATCGTCGACGAACTCAAAGCGAAAGCCGAACAGGCTATGCGTATTGAAAAACTCAAAGCGCAAATCGCCGAACTTGAAAAACAACTCGAGGATGCTGAATAAGCATCCTCTGCACAAAAATTAAAAGGTAAAAACTATGAAAAATCATGCACTCACAATTAAAAAATCTATGGAAAATATACTCAAAGATAAAACCTCATACAATAAAGATTTAGTCTATGGCCGCTTACAAGCCTATGACTCATACCTTATGGATGCTCGCAGTGATATATCTGAGGCAATGATTACCCGCTTAGTGGAACTATACCTTGATATATGTGCAGCATATGGCTTCAAACTTACTCAATTCATCACTTTCAATAAACTTTATGGGGAGGTACAAATCTGAGGATTGGGCGAAAGCCCTTTCCTTTGGCTCAAAAAATAAGATTATGCAAATAAAGAGTTACACACATGTAAATAATCGTAAAGTTTACTACAACTTACACGGTAATAACGGCTTTCAAACGCTCAATGACGTCCCATATTGGCGACTTTACAAAATAGGTACTCAAGAAAAGTCAGATATTAACCTTACAATAGATGAGATACCTGCTTTTCTGAGTAAACAAGAACCAAATACTCGTTGGAGAGCATGGCCGAGAGTATTAAGACATAATAAAAAGTGATATTAAATAAAAATTATAATAATCGGGCACGGGTATGCGCGTAATTATATAATGATAAGCATATCCGTACGCCCAAAGGAGTAACAAAATGACTAAATGGCATCTTACAAAGAACGAACCTGCGTATAATACTAGTAAAATATTACTCGCAGATGCAGATAACGCTGAAGTTATCGTAGGTTATTATCAAGAAAGTACAGATATTTACCGCCGTCTAGACAACGACAGACGAGTAAATGCAATAGCGTGGACCGAACTGCCTGTTTTTAACTTCAGATTATTTCTCGAATAAAAAGGAAGGTATTAAAATGGAACTTTTAACTAAAACTGGAACTTACACACCGTACGAACACGACTGCGAATCTCTCGCTCATCTCGAAGTTTATCGTTTGTCGGAAGACGAAATGCGCGAAATCGAAGAGCAGGTTATGCCGACCGACGCAATTATGGAATTTCTCGGCTTCGAAAATCCGCATTACCTGGTCGAACCTGGCGCTTGGTATCTCGAACGTAACTTCGTCGCGTACAATGATACGACAGGCTTGCTCATAATTGAAGTCAGAAAATCGCTAAACGTTTAATCGAAGTCAATTTGCATATGCATTTGGCTATCAAATAACCTTTACAATGTACGTTACGGCGCAACGCGCATGCGATTACCGTCAAAATTGCAAAACTTTTTAGGGGGCGGGCCTGTTTGAGGTGTTTTGCAGAAATTCTGTGAAATGTGTCATTTATCACACATTTTAGAGATATAGGCCCCCCCCCTAAAATACCTCAATTTTCATCGCCAAAGCGTTGGAAACGTCGCAGATATTTCGTATAAGAGTGCTTTTTTGCATCTTTTTTGCGCTAAAAATCATTTGCATACGGATATTTTCAAATCTTTTTTAGAAAAATATAGGCCCCCCCCCTAAAAATTTTAGGCCTATGGATTACCTAAATAAACAAACAACTTTTTAATTTATATTATATAGATATATAGATATATAAAATATTTTAGGGGGGGGGCTATAAAAAATATAAAAATGTTTTGGAAAATCACAGATGCAAATGAATTTTCACTTTCGATAGCGTGCCCGCTAACACTACATTGTAAAAACAAACTATTGTAAACTTAATAACATCAACTAAATAATAAACGTAATAACTGTAATAATTAAATGTGATATATAAATTAAAATTGTATATTATATATTATGAAAATAAAAATTAAACTGTTGTCCGCAGTTTGATATATTAAAAATAAAAAAGGAGATTACTTAAATGGACGAAATCATTGCAAAAGCCTATCTTGTAAAACTCGAAGACGGCTATCACGTAGAATCGCTTGACGGCGATATTGGACCTCTCTGTGACAAGAGAACTACTGACGGTTACATCAAATTGTCAGTCAACGAAGCAAACAGAAAATGCTACAACGAAAAAGCAGCAGATAAATTCTTTGCTGAAAACCCTGACGGAAAGATTCCTCTTGCTTACAAAGAAACGAGAACTCTTACTCCTCGTGAAAACGTTTATCCGAACGCTAAACTCATCGCTTATTTGCCTGAAGACCTTCAGAACGAATACAAGGCTATCATCGACCGTGCGAGAGAGGCTATGAACGCTGATAAGGTTAAACCCATGACCGAGAGAGAAAAACTCGAGGCTAAGATTGCTAAGGCTAAAGAAGCGTTGGCTAAACTCACTGCTCAGGCAGAAGGCATTGAATAATAAGGAGGTACATACACATGGCTAAACATCTTGTAGATTATATCAGTGACGTCGACTACGACAGATACAACGAACTCCTCGCTATGGCCACTGAGGCTAAGGCGAACGCTCCGAAGACTCCGCGCGGACCCATGACCATCGAACAGAAGAGAAAGATGGCTGAGGCTCGTCTGGCTAAGGCTCAGGCTAAACTTGAGGCTTTGCTCGCGGCTCAGGACGACTAACACTTGCATACATTGTAGAGCACGTGCGACTCGATAACCATGACACAGCGGTTCACCTCGTCCACACTCTACATTGTAGATAGACTCGAGCGACGCGGGTCAGTGCTCACTGCACCATACCACTAAGATTATTTTTATACTCGTCGCTAATGCCACCATGACTGTGAACACAGCAACATCCCTCACGTTGTGGTGGCATTAAAAATAATAACTATATGTATATATTTATATAAGGAGACATTAAACACTATGAAACATACTTGGACTAAAGATACTGCGCTTGCAGCCATCGTGAAACACTCTGGCTTAACTTATTGCTCGGCGTACGACTACTTGCGACGTAAGCACTCAGACGATACTGACGTTGCGTTAGCACTCGCTGATATTAAACGCACGATGAACATTGCTAAGGTGACAAAATGAAAACATTGTTAGAGATTGTGCCTGATGCAACGGGTTACATGGTTGAGAACGCTACGTCGTACAAACGGCTGGATGACAAAGGTAAGATAATACTCTCATTGCGACGCAAGGACACTTCGTCTGAGTGGAAAGATACCACTGCGATAGAACGCGAGAAGATGGAAGCAGTCGCAGCACAAGAACGTGCCATCAGAGAGGCTCGATACGCGCTCATTAAGGCTAAAGAAACTTTGGACGCGATGGATGCTGACGACTACTTTGATGACGATGACAAAATATACACATGATATACATTGTAGGAGCATTAGTCATCATAACTCCAGTAGGCTGGATAACTTACGACTACATTGTAGGTCGCATAAAAGAAAGTAAACACGGAGGTAGACCCTTTGGAAAACATAAGAACACATCAGATAAGTATATACGATAAGACTTCAGAAGATATGCACATCACTGAGCCTATATACTTAAAAGATTATTTGTTAGGTGGCTTCGCTATCATAACAATAGGTACAGGCAAGACATCATATACATACAAGGTATGCTTAGACAAAAAGTGGCAAGACTTTTATTACACCTTCAGACGCAACAAGCACGGTAAGTGGATATATCTTGGAGCATATGACAGCACGACAAATGAGTACAGAGATAATGAGTATGGATTGTTACCTAAGAACGCTTGGCCGCAGACTCATCAACTTATATGTTACATATTGCAACACTTAGATGACTATACAGCATTAAGTAAGTACAGCATATATCACTATTGTGTATGCAGTCGTTGTGGACGTAAGTTAACTAACATAGACAGTATAAAAAGAGGCATAGGCTTAGAATGCTTAGAAAGGAGTAAGAATGAACAGTTACGAGCAGCAAAATATAAAACTGCAAAGTTTATGCAGTAAATGTAAGTATAGCGGGTGTATATATGAGCAAGATAAAGAAAGTTCAAGTTGTCCAACATGGTGTAAAAACTATTTGAAAGATGCTCGTGGTAATTGTAGATGCATAAAGTATTTGTACAGTGATGAACTTACATGTGAGTACTTTGAAGAAGGCGAAACATTAAGTGACGATGAACTTATAGACAAAGAAAATGCTGACTATAAAAGATATATACGTATAGCAAAAAGGAGAGATTTCGATAATGCTTAATATAACCGTTAACTTATCGAGCGAAGTAAGTGATATACTTAAGTATTTTGGGTCAATAGAGTCTGTTGCAAATAAAGCGCTTAAAGCAATAAGCGACGGCTTGATTGACTTAGAAGGTATACCTAAGTATAAATTCGGCACAGGCAAGTTAAAACAATTTAGAATAACTATAGACAATCCTCAGTATGAGGAACAATACAAAATGTATGGTTCACATTGTAATCAGATAAGTCTCGCGCGTATACTTAATTACATTGCGTTAGATGAAGTATATGAGCAACTTGGCTGGAAACAAGAGGTTACTAAAGTTGAGACTAGCGATGATAGAATATATCGTAGAACATATACTAATCTTGTAGATGCACTAAACCGATACTTAAGAGTATGTGAAACACAAGGGCGTACTAAAAAACTTAATAAAATAAAAAACTTAATAAAGGAATTATGTGATGAAGAGCAATGAGTTTGCACATATAACTATAAAATGTGACTCAAACGATTGGCATCCGTTTGAAGAAGTAGTAGCCACTCATCCACAGATATATTCATATATATTGTTTTATCGAGACAATTGTTATGTTGCTAAATTTAACATTTGCAGCAACGATAATTACAATGGTGTGAATACAAGACAAGCAGTAGATAATATAATAAGTAATATTACAGCAAATACTAATCATAATAATGTGGTATGCTTTGGGCAATCTTCATTAGATAAAATAATCGAAGTATTTACTCCATACTACAACAAACTTGCAAATGAAATACAGTGCTCATGGCAATGTTATGAATATTGTGATTTAGTACAAATGTGTATATTGTGTGTATGTACTTTGTATAACAAAGGATATTACTTGCATAAACGACTTATACGAAGAGCACTTATAAATATGGTGCTAATTGAGCAGCGTAAAACTAAATGTGTAACAGGTTTTGTAAGTTTTGATACTCTCATCGGTAAAGATAACGACCAAGCATCATTACTTGAGATAATACCTGACGAACATGCAAGTGACGAATTTGATAATATAGAACTTGCAAGTTACAAAGACTATAGATTTAAGCGATTAAAAGATTTGTTTCCTGAGATGACAGAAAGACAATGGAAACAACTTATCTTTGAATATGGGCATGGTATAACTACTCATTCGTCTGTAATGAAAGTTAAAAACATGCGCGATCGAGTACAAAAATATAAGAAAATATTTGAGGAGTAAAATATATGAAAACTTATAACGTAACTATAACTGAAACTTTACAAAGAACAATACTTGTAGAAGCAGACAACGAACAACATGCACTTAATATGGTACAAGACGATTATAATAACGAGAATATTGTACTTGATTACAGTGATTTCAAAAAAGTAGATTTTGACGCGGAGCGTATATTATGAGAAGAAAACATATACTTAAAAAGATAAGGAGAAGATAAATGAAAGATATCCGTAAAATTAAAAAAGTAGATAAGAACGGTAATGTAATAAAGGTAATCGAGGTAGATTGGAATAAATTACCTTGCAGTAAATGCGAGCGAAGATACCATTTTACCTGCCCGAAAGATTGCTGGAATAAAAAGGGCGAATACGAGGTGTATTAAATGTTTTCATTTCAAAAGCCTCGCCCCGAAGCCGAAAAGCGTTATTCATTGCTCATCGTTTTTAACGACGGAAGCGAATTATATAAATACTATTCGCACAGCCCACTTGTAATTGCTGAATGGGGAAGAGGTATGAGAAAAATGTTTGAGTCAGATATTAAACAAATGTTTGTGTTCGACAATACACTCGGAATAAAAACTAAGGAGTTAAAACAGAAAAAGCACTTCAGGAGGTTCTAATGTATATTAAATTACTATATGCAACACCTAATTGTACAGTTTATTATAAAGATTGTGCATATTGTAAACACAGCAATTGTAATCAAGACTGTTCTAAATGTACTAATTCAGAATATAAGGAAGAAACAGATGAGTATATTTGTAACTGTTTACAAGAAACAACAATAAAAACATCTACTTGTCCTTATTTTAGAGCAGATACGGGAGATTAAAATATGAAAGTAACTATGCAATTATTACGTTCACCTCGTAAAGCAATTAAACAATATTCATTACTTATTGTATTTATTGATAATAGTGAATATTATGATTATTATTCTCGTAGTCGTAGAATTATAGAAAACTATGCTAGAGACTTTAAGAAGCGATTTGCTTCAAATATTAAACAAATGTTTATATTCGATAATAATTTAGGAAGAACTGTAAAGGAGTTAAAAGTATGAATAAATCAGAAAGTTATATTAAAGTTTATAAAAAGCAATTTAGATTATTTGACGTATATCGTTATATTGCAACAGGTGAGCAATCTCATATAAAAGGTATATCGTCATACGCAGCGTCTACATGCGCTTTGCAAGTTATTTATGATAGTCCTAAAGCATATAGTAATGGTACATTCTTTTATGAAAATGAAGAAGAACTTAAAAAAGCAATAAGTAAAATAAACAAGTGCTTAAATAATTGTCATAAACCAGGAAAGAAGGTAAATAAATGAAAAAAGAAAATATAAGAATAGTATTACTCGGTATAATGCTACTTGTCAACTTTATTTTGTTGTGCACGTTATTTAATGAAAAATACATAACTACTTTTTATAAAATAACACTTGCTATAACTTTTATATTAAACATTATATTAGATATACTTTGTATAGAAAATGAAATTGACAAAGGAGATTAAAATGACAGAATATAAATATAATTTCGGTGATGAAGTAATTATTACTTATGGTAAACTTAAGGGTATTCATAGTACTATTATCTATCGAGAAAATGGTGTCAATTATTTAGAACCATTATATAAAGTATCATGCAGTAAATTGTTAATACCTCAATCTGGCTTAGAATTATATAAGGCTAAACAAAATTCTTTTGAAATGAGACATTCATTCGAATTACTTGCTACAGAAATATATAAAAGTGAAAATAAAGAAGTAATTAACACATTTGAACAATTTTGTAAAGAAACCAATGTTAAACTAACTAAAGAAATATATCTTAATAATAAAAGTATTATTAAAAAGGAGATTAAATAATGTCACACTCAAATTCCTCACTTAACTGTTTTGCAAGTTGTATGGCAAAGTATGAACATAATTATATTTTGCATACAGTACCTTGTAAACCTCAATCAAAACATATTACTTTTGGTGTTATGGCTCATGACGTAATGTACAAAGCAGGTAAACTCAGAGATGAAGTACACGACGGAGTTGTAAATAAAGATGAGTATAACTCAATAATACCTTCAGAAGTATTATATCAAGACTTAAAAAACGAATTTAATATTAAATCGTGGACTCGTTACTTTACTCTGATAATTAAAAAGACGGCAGAGTATGAACATCATTGTCAATTAGAACTTGCTGCAACAGGTGATGTTCAAATTGAACGAGAACTTAAATTACAAATGACAGTAGACCAACTTAAAGATATAGGTGTTTATGGTGTAGACCAACCTCTTGTAGGTATAATTGACTGTTTATTGTTTACTAAAACGGCAGCAATAATACTTGATTATAAGTTTAGTTCTACAAGAAAGTCTCAAGATGATTTCGATATGAACTCGCAACTTCCATTGTATGCAATGATGGTACATTATTTATACGATATACCTTTGCATAATATACAAGTAGGTTATATTGATATACCTAAACAAGAATTCGGTACACCTGTATTGTTAAGTAACGGTACATTGTCAAGATCAAAGTCTCAAAATGTATCTCAAGAATTTTATGAAGAAGCAGTTAAAGCAGTGCACGGCGATGACCCGTATTACAATTGTAAAGAAGGTGGTTATTATTATGACTGTTGGTGTAATTTAGCACTTAATAGACCTGCGTATATGAGCAAACAATATATAGATATTGATACTTATACAGGTGTAACGCATGACTTAATATGCGCAGCAAAGTTAATAGACACAATGAAACGCGAAGATTTACCTTTTGTAAGAAAATATGATGCTTATACTTGTAAAGCTTGTGAGTATGTGAACACATGCAAGCCTTGGCTTCAAGCATCGAAGGAGTAATTATGGTACATAGTGCAGTATGGATGTTAGTAAATGGTTGGTGTGACAACTGTGATGGCGATCCCGCAGAATGCATGATTGAAGGACGTTGTATAACTGAAGAAAATGACGAAAAAGGAGGTGAAGATAGTGAATAAAAGTTTATTTAATTTTTATTTAGATGATGATATTAAGAAAAAAGCAACTGAAAAAATAAATAGACTTGCTGGTGAACAAAATAAAGGTCAATTAGCAGCCTTACTTAGAGTACTTCTTAAACAATTTGTAGCAACGCCTGATGACAAAGTTAATAAATTACTTATTGATGCAATCGCTGCAGAATATGAATATAGTACAAAATGTAACAAAAGGAGTAAATTGTAATGTTTAACTCAACTGAAGAGCGTATCAATTATCTTAAATATATATGCGAAAGTTTAGAAGATACTACATCATTAAACGAAAAACGAGATATTGTAAGTAGTATTGCTTCTGAGTGTAAAGATGACTTTAATTTTATACTCGAAATACTTGCAAATAAGCATCCTTTAGGATATAAGTATAATCCTATGAATGTTTTACCTTGCAAAAATGATGATAGTAATCTTACTTTGAGAGAATATCTTGAACCATTGTGGCAGCCTAAGAAAGAAGCAGACTTATCTGTAGCAAATTGTAATATAGCAATGCGTAAAGTGAATATTTGTAGACACTTTATTGCATCTATTGTAAATAGAACTTTACGTTTAGGTATAGGTTCGTCATTGTTAGATAAAACAGATACTTCACCTATGCTTGCTAAAAAGTTTGAAGGTACTCTTGACTTCGATCCTTTAGGTTATTATATAACTGAAAAACTTGACGGTAATCGTTGCATCGCAAAATTTATAAATGGTAAATGGACTTTTTGGTCGCGTAATGGTAAACCAATGAATGTAAATTTTGATATGCATAACTTCAATACAGATTTTGTATATGATGGCGAAGTTATGACTCGTCAACAAACTGATCGTTCTAGAAAATTATGGGAAGATGTATGCTTTCCTACACATAGTATTAGTCCTGAGAATAAAATATCTACAGAATATTTTCGTGCAGCATCAGGCTTAATTAACCAACATACATTAAACAAAGATTTAGTATATAATATATTTGATATTGCAGATACAAGTGCTAAGTATAAAGAGCGCAGACAATTCTTAGATACAATAATTGATGGAAATGATACTCGTATTGTACCTGTATTGCAAACTTGTACTAAAAATAATACTGATGGAATAAATAAGTTATTAGATTTTGTAACAAGTCAAGGTGCTGAAGGTCTCATGATTAACGCAGCGAGTGCAAAGTATCAACATAAACGTACAGGTTCATTGTTAAAATATAAGCAAGTACAAACAATGGATATGAGAGTTATTGACTGGGAATATGGTACAGGTAAATATGAAAATATGGTTGGTTATCTTGTATGCGAAATTGTGACAAGCGACTGTAAATATATTACTTGTAAAGTTGGTTCTGGTTTTACTGACGATCAACGCTTAAGCTGGGCACTTAAACCTGACTTGATTATAAATAAAATAGTTGAAATTGCTTATTTTTCATTGAGTCAGAATAAAACTACAGATGGCACAACAATTTATTCATTAAGATTTCCGCGTATGAAATCAATACGGGAAAATAAAATAAAAACTTCGGAGTATTAAAATTATGAATGAAGAACAAAGAGAATATGTAATAGCAGAACAAGGTATTAAATCAATTGACGATTGCACAATTTCTAAGTTTGATATACTTTTACAAGATAAAAAATATCCTGACTTAAACTATTGTGTAGATTGTATTAAAAATACAGATATTAAACAACAGTTATTTATTGCCTTTGAAAGGGTATATGATTATTTTTACAAAGTAGCAGCAAGTAGTACTGGCAAATATCATCCTACTTATGCTTTAGGCGAAGGCGGTTTGCTTAGGCACACTATTGCAGCAACAAAAATTGCTTGTGATATAGTTAACTTAGAAATGTTTGACCTAACTGATGACGAAAAAGATTATATAATATGCGCATTATTACTTCACGATACTTGTAAGCACGGTATACCTGAAACAAGATATACTGTACATGACCATCCGCTTCAAGCTGCTGAACTTGTGAATACTTTTTGCTCTAGAGAATTTGCCAACAACGTAGCACCGCTTATTGCAAGTCATATGGGTCAATGGAATACGAGTAATCGTTCGAGTGTAGTATTACCTAAACCTGAAACAAAAATGCAAAAGATAGTTCACCTTTGTGATTATCTTGCTTCAAGAAAATATTTGGAGGTTATATTTAATTATGCCGAATGAAGGAATAGATATAAACAGTTTATACAATAGAATTGAGTGGCTCACAAAAGATTGTGAAGATTACCAAAATAAAATTAAAGTACTTTCTGATTTATTTGGTAAACTTTCTTATGAATATAATAATTGTATCAGACAATTACAAGTTGCAAATAAAAATAATGATAAAAAGTTTAATTTAATATTGAAAATTCAAGACTTTTATAAAGAAAACGATAGAATGTCAAAAAAGCAATTTACAGAATTATTGAATAAAAACTTGTAGTCATTTTGATCGATGGGAGTACAAAGAATGAAACAACCGAGTAAATTCAAAAGATGGTTTTTAAGTCTTTTTGGTGGTGTGCCAAAGAGTGACTATGATATTGTTGTTGAGCAAAGAGACAATTTTATCGGTGATGTAAAAATCAACGATTTACAGATTAAAAGTTTGGAACAAGAAAACGAACTTCTTAAAAAGCAAATCGCTCACGACCCGATGACGCCAGTTGCAATCAATGTACAAAACGCTAAACTTAAAGAAATCAAAAGAGTCGCATCGATTGGCCCGCTGCCGTTAGATAAAACCGAGTTTTGTTTGCGCGATGCGGTTTTGATGGAAGCCGCGCCGTTTGTAAAAATCGAGCATCAACCGTATCAGATGACGATGACTGCGATGTTGCTACTCGCGGAGGTAGAAGAATGCGTATAGCTAAAGTACAATAACTTTTAATCACTTTATAATTGATTTTAATATATAATATTTTGGGCCTGAATAATCTATCAAATCAATTATTTTAATCATTATATTATATATTAAAATTGATTTAATCTTATAATTTTAATAGATATTTATTAAAATTTTTTGAATATAATATATTATCAATTAAAATTGAAATACTTTATGGAGGTAAATATGAACGAACCCAATTCTAAAGTTCCTATGTTAACTGTGTCTCTTGATATAGATAAAAACATATATCAAGTCGATGTACCGAAAGGTTCTACAATTAACGAAATAGCATTTAACATGGCTGTAGTTATTCGTTGTTTATTGAAAGACAAAGTAATTAAAGATGTCACTGAAATGACAAATTTAGTTATTAAATATTGTACTGACGGACAGTACGACGAAGTTAAGGAGGTAAACTAAATGGTTATTTATATTGATGGTCCTAATAATACAGGTAAAACAACTCTTGTAAATAAACTTGCCGATGTACTTAGAGAAAAACAATATGTTGTAAATATTTTTCACGCTGATGAAAATTTTGAAAATACTTACAATGCATACAATGCTCTTATAGATGAGCATAAAGATGATATACTTATTCTTGATCGTGGTTGGATAGGTGAACAAGTTTATCCTTATTTGAGAAAACGTGTTCCTAAAATATCGAATTGGCAAATCGCTTGCTTAAGTAGTAAAAATTCTGTTTATACATTTATAACAAATAGTTATATGACAGATATTGAAAAAGCTACGTTAAAAAAGAAAGAAGTATTTGATAAAATTGAAACAGCTCAAGAAAAAAGTTTATTTGCAAATGAAGCATCATATTTATCATATACTGCAAGCAGATATAATATAATTCAAACATTGCGTACATCTCTTGATACTCAAGTTAGCCAAATACTTAAAACTATAAATTTTTCTAAGAATTTGAAAAAGATAAGTTATTTTACAAAAGGTTATGCTGCAGATGCTGGTGTAGATATTCTTATTGATAAGGACGTAATGTTTGAACCTGGTACAACTACAATAGTTGAATTACCGGTTAAAATTACTCCTGAAGAAGGTCAAATGGCATATCTTATAGAACGTACTTCTGCTGCAAAGAAAGGCTTGTTTGTACATTCATGTCCAATCGATGCTAACTATACAGGAGTTGTACATGCTATTGTATATAATTCTTCAAAGTTTTATGTACAATATAAAGCTGGTGAAGCATTTTGTCAAGTTGTAAACGTTTCTATCAATTATCCAAAAAATGTACCTTGTAAAAAAGAAGGTAAACGTACAAACTCTTGTTTTGGAGGTACTGATGGAAATACGAGCAAAAACAGCTGATGAATTATTTGATAAAGTTGTTGATGCTTTATCATTTAATTTAATCGATTATGAAAATATTTGCGCAGAAATAATAAACGCAAATCTTATTCTTGAAGATCCAACTCGAAATACAATGTGTAATTGTAAACGTAAAATGCCAATTCGTTATGCAATTGGTGAATTACTCTGGTATAATTCTCGTAATCCTTCAGCAAATGCAATAGATAGATTTTCCACCTTTTGGAAAAAACTTGCAGATGAACATGGAAATGTTAATAGTAATTACGGTTGGTGTATTCACGATAAATATACTTTCGATCAATGGGAACATTGCAAACAGCTACTGTTATTAAATAAAAATTCTCGTCAAGCAGTTATTCATATTAAAGAACCTCGTGATTTAATTGCTAAACCTACAAAAGATGTAAATTGTACAATAGCACTTCAATTTTTATTACGAAATGGAAAACTTGATTTAATAACTACAATGAGAAGTAATGATGTATGGTTAGGACTACCGTATGACTTATTTAATTTCACATGTATGCAAATTCAAATGGCAATGGAACTTGGTTGTGAAGTTGGTATGTATTATCATAATGCAGCATCTCTGCATTGTTATAAAGATAATATTGAAATATTACAAGGAGGTAATAAGTAATGACTCAATTTGATTATGATGCAATTTGTGCTTCTTTAAGACATGGAGTTCCTGCACTTGCTGAAAGTCTTATTAGTGCGTTAAACGCAGTGTTGAACGATAATAAGAGAATGCAAGACGAACTCAAGAAAATTGAAGTTAAAAAGAATCCAACTAAAAAGGAGAATAACTAATGGAATACGATAGTTTTACTACACATAAGATTGATTTTTTCTTTGGTAAACCGAAATCAGGAAAGACACTTATTGCAGGTAGTTATCCTAAGCCTCTGTTATATGTATCTGTTGGCAACGATGGCGGCGGTCGTGTATTACTTACAAAGTATCGCGATGACGTAAAAAATGGAATGATTAAGGTTAAAAACCTTAAAAACGATCCTATTGTAAATGGTAAGATTGCTAAAACTTCTTGTGAAAAATTAGCAGCTTTACTTGCTGAACTTCGTAAGCCTGGAGCAGATGCGTTTATGACAATAGTCATAGATACAGTAGGTGCTTTACAAGATGATTATAAAACTTATCTTGAATTTTGTAAAGGTGGTAAAAGTTTATCCCAACCTGAATGGGGCGATGTAGGAAAAATGGTTCTTAATCTTAAAGATAATATGAAACGTTTTTCTGAAGAAATGGACACACAAATTGTATGGATAAGTCATACAAGAGAGCAAGAAATATATGAAACGTCTGGACTTAATAAAGAAATAAGAATAATACCTGATTTAACAATTGCAACAGGTGTTAAGTTCTTGAAAGATGCAAGTAATGTATTTTATTGCTGTAGAAAAACAGTTATCAATAGTAAAGGTGAACGTGATGTTAAGTTTCTTACTTATGTAGGTGCGCATCCGTTAATGGACACTGGCACAAGAGACTTAATAATTGAGCACGGTGGTTTCATTGAAAACTTTACTTATGATAAATGGCAAAAAATGGTTCAAGCAGGCAGTCTTGACGTTGTAAATGTATTAACTGCTGAAAATAATGAAAATAACGAAGATGAAAAGGAGTAATTAAACTATGAAAGAAAAATTTAGCGATTTTGAAAGTGTAGGTTTTATAAGCAGAGCAGGTGAATTTGAATTTACCGTTAAAGATTATGAACTTAAAGACAGTAAAGCAGGTTCGCCGATGGCAGTATTTAACGTAGAAAATAAAGTTGAAGGTTCTACAACTTTGTATTTTCCGTTAAGTACTAAAGCAAGATGGAATTATAATAACTTCATTAAAGCTTGTCGTCCTACTGAACTTGATACTGAAGAAAAGATTGCAAACTTTCAATTCGATTATGAAGTTGATGGTGCAACTCTTGTAGGTAAAAAGTTTATTGGTAAAGTTGAAGCTGAAACGTATACGAAAGAAGTTAAAGTTCCTCTTGATGACGGTACTTTTGATACGAGAGAAGAAACGAAAGAAAGTTTCAAAATCAAATCTTATAAACCAGTTATTTAATTAACTTTATTTGGTGCCGAACAACGGTTAAATGAGCTTATGTCCATAGTAAGTCCTAACTAGGCAGTGGTTACAGCGGCAGCCAATATGCTACTATAGTTCCAAAGGTAGAACGACGGCTTTGTAATCCGTAAGTTATCAGTTCGAGTCTGATTAGTAGCTCCAATGAAAATATAAGAAGTTAGTTAAATGGCACAAACTGAAAGAGAACGTAAAGTTCAAGAACGTACAATGAAAGTTATTCGTAATTATGGTGGTTATGTTTACAAAAATGCGCAAGGAATGTATACTGAAAAAGGTCGTCCTGATCTTGCAGCGTGTATTCCTGCTAAACTATCTACTCTTGTAAAAATGTATGGCGAAGACGCTATGATAGGTTTATTTGTAGGTTTAGAAATTAAGCGTGATTGTGAACATGGTTATGGTACAAGCGATGCTCAAGAAATTGTAGGTAGAAAAATTCAAAAAGCTCACGGTTTATGGTTTGCACTTGACGATCCTGATTTAATTGAAGCTTTAATGATTAAGTTAGGAGGTACAACAAATGTTATACAGTGAATATTTAACTTGTAAAAAACCTTATCAAGAAGCTGGTTATTTATTTTTACTTGAACGTAAACATGCTTGTTTATTTTATAAACCTGGCAAAGGTAAAACATTTCCTGCAATTGATGCGATACGCGATATTGATAAGACAAAAAATGGTAAAGCAAGAGTATTGATTTTATCAACTGCCGATGCAATTAAAAATATGTGGGAAGCAGAAATTGCTCCTCAGAACATACTTCCTACAAATACAATAATGATGTCATTCAATAGTGCAATTGTAGATAAAACAAAATCACAATTGCTCAGAGTTAAATGGGATATATTAGTTATTGATGAAAGTCATAAAATAAAATCTAATACTGCTAAAACTTCAAAATTAGTATTTGCACTTAGTAAAAATTGTGAATATGTTTTCGGTTTGAGTGGTACACCTCGCGGTAATAGTGATATTGATATTTTTTGTCAATTTAGGAATATGCACATAAGTGAATGGGGTGACATTTCTTATACATATTTTGTAGATAATTGTTGCACTATTGATCAAAAGTTTTTCAAAGGTAATTGTATAAAAGTTCCCACAGGTATTAAAGATAAATATAAAGCTGGTTGGGAACGTAATATTGCAATGTATACTCAGAGAGTAGAATATAGTGAAGAAGATAATATGCCTTTACTTAATGTAAATCTTGTAGAACTTCCTTATGTTCCTACAAAGGAATATTTACAGGCTGAAGATGGTATTATTAAACTCGCTGATTATGAAACTACAATGACTAAACTTGCGGCAACACTTAAACTTCAACAAGCAGTTAATGGTTTCTTGTATCTGACAGATGAAGTTGAAGATAAACGACAAGTTTGGCATATTGAACGTAATAAAAAGTTAGATTGGCTTAATAAAAATCTTACAGATGAACCTACAGTAATTGTATATAGATTTGCCGAAGACTTAAATAATCTTAAAACTGAATTTGGTTTAAGTAAATGGACTGAAGTTGTTGAAGAATTTAAGAGTGGTAAAGCAACTTTATTATTTCTTCAATGCTCTCGTTGTGAGTCTTTTAATTTACAAATGTGTAACAGAATTATATTTTATACAATGGACTATTCATATATAAAATATAATCAAATGCTTCATAGAGTATATCGTATGGGTCAAACTAAACCTGTACAAATAGATATTTTAACTTTCAAAGATACTATCGAAACAAAAGTTTGGGAAGCAGTTAAAAATAAAGAAAAATTTGCAGATTTATTTATGAAAATTAAAGGAGTTTAATTATGGATGCAATGCTCGAAAGATTAAATCGTATTTACCCAAATAGTAAATACGTATATGTGTCTAAATATGCTCCTGAGCAATGGGTTGGTAAAGAATATAACAGTAAATTCGATAATAAAGCAGCCTTGAATAGATGGAAGTCTAAACCTTTATCTTTTGAAGAAGCTGTTGATAAAGCAAATGAAGGTTATCGTATTGGCTGGATAGTTCCTCGTGGAATGTGTGTAATTGATATAGATAATAATGATGATCCTAACTCTCAAGATTATTTGCTTAGGCTACTCGATAAATTCGAAGTGGCCTATTCATATAATTACACAAGTAAAGGTATTCATATTGTATTTACTGATCCGAGTGAAAGTATTAAATCTGACTCAGTTACAAAATGTGGTATAAACATTGCAATAGATACTCGTGCAAATGAGACCGGTTATATTATTTTGCCTACAAATGATCCTCATCGTAAATGGGGACAATGGAATGATGTTGTAGAGCAAGTTCCATATTTTTTAACTCCAATAATTAAAGATACTACTCCTTCGTTTATAGGTTTAACTGAAGGTGACGGACGTAATAATGTATTATTCAAATGGCGTTCTAAACTTGAACAGTCTCATAAGTTAACTGATGAACAAATTGAAAAGTGTATTCGTATAATAAATGAAAATTTGTTCGATACTCCTATGACAAATCAGGAGTTGTTTAAGACAGTACTTAGAGAACATGATAAAAAAGATAAACCTGACGTAACTGAAAGAGAAAATATTTATAATAAGTTGTCTGAGGAATTATGCAGTAAATATGATATAATAAGTTTAGGTGCAAATTTCTATATGTTTAATGGACTTTATTATAAACCTGTTTCTGACTTAGATATGGAAAAGATTATTCATTTTGATATATCTAAAAATCTTAATGATACAGGACGTAAAGAAATAATAAAATTCTTAAGACTTAAAACTCAAATTCCACTTGATGACTTTGATAAAGATTGGCATAAGATCGCATGTAAAAATGGTATACTTAATCTTGTAACAGGAGAAGTAACTGTTCCTACAAAAATGGATATAAATACAATATTTATACCATACAATTATAATAACGATCCAAAGTACTCACCACGCATTGATCAATTTATGAAAGATATATGTGATGGCGACTTTATTAAAATGCAGTTTTTATATCAAATTGCCGGTTATTGTCTTCTTAAAAAGAATATGTTTCAAAAATTCTTTTTATTCAAAGGTGAAGGTGGTACGGGTAAATCAACATATATGAATTTAATACATATGATGGTTGGTGGTGATGTTAATTGTGCGCACGTAGGTTTAGCAGATTTTGATAAAGATTATTATCTTGCAACATTATTGTCTAAACTTGTAAATATCGACGATGATGTTGTAGATGGTAAAGCTCTCGAAAATACGGGTCGTTTTAAGTCTACAATTTCAGGTGATATTATTTCAGTACGTCAGATATATCAACCGGTTATATCGTTTAAGCCATATTGTACTTGTATATTTTCTTGTAATAAATTGCCGAAAATAATGGATAAAACTTCAGGACTTCTTCGTAGAATAGTTCTTGTAGAGCTTAATCACAAAGTTGCTAAGCCTGACCCGTTATTTTTGAATAAAATTACCGAAGAAGATATGGAGTATTTTTTATTCAAAGCTGTTGATGGTATAATGACAGCAATTAAAGAAGGTCATTTTAGAATAGAAAAATCGGATGAAGAATTACTTAAATTATTTCAACGTAGACAAAGTCCTATTAACGAATGGTTATATGATAGTAATCTTACGTTGGGTGATTTACAAAATACACCGTGTCTTAATTTGTACCCACAATTTACAGCATGGTGTACGTTAAACGGTTATACTAAACCGATGAATATGTTCTCATTTAAGGAAGAAATTTGCGCATTATACAATATGACTATCGAGTTTAAGATACCTCAAGGTGGTGTTACACCGAAAGCAGTATTTTATAGGCACGGTGAATTTGATCCCGAATTTAAGCCATTTTAAGGAGTTTAATTATGAAACTTAGATTTTTCGACTTCGAAGTTTATCCTCATTGGTGGTGTTGTAGTTTTGGTGATTACAATAATAACATCGATGAGGATATTAAAAACGATTTTATAGTAATTACGAGTGATAATGAAAATGCTCGTGATAAATTTATGAATATTGTTCGTGAAAAAGATATTTGTTTAGTAGGTTATAATATTAAACATTATGACTTAATGATTGCAAATGGAATTTATCAAGGTTTTGATCCCGAGCATATTCGTATGATAAACGATATTATTATCAATCCGAGTAATCAATTTAAGAGTAAAGAACATCAGCGAATGGCTCCTTTTGCAAATCGTAAACTTAGTGGAATTTGTTATTACGATCAAATGGATGATAACGATCCATCAAGTTCGTTAAAAGATAAAGAAGCAATTCTCGGACTTGATATTCGCGAAACAGAAGTTCCATTCGATAAAGAAGAACTAACTGATAAAGATAAAGCAAATATTATATTTTACAATAAGCACGACGTATATGCAAGTATAGTTTATTATCATAAGATATGTGGTCCTCTGTACAAAGATACGGCTCTTGCTCTTTGTAGAACATTTAATATTCCTGAAGATGTAGGTTATAAATCTACAAATGCAAAACTTGTTTCTTTAGCACTTAAAGCTAAACGAGTAAATTTTTCAGATGAAGAGAAAATACAAATTGAAATTCCTCCTCGAATAAGAGAATATGTTTATCAAAATGTTCCAAGTAAGATTTTAGAACAAATTGTGAATAGCTCAGAAAGTTTCAAAGTAGATTTATTTGAAAATGAAGTCAGCTATGGTAATGGTGGTATTCATAGTGTACCATTAGAAAATAAAGGTAGTAAATCTACTGAACAAGTTGGTATATATTTTGAAAGTGATGAAGATTGGGTATTAGTTAACGTAGATGCTTCGTCTTATTATCCGTCAATATTGATTAAATTAAATTGTTTAAGTCGTTGTGTAGAAAATCCAAAAGACTTTGAAAATATATTTAATCGTCGTATTGAATTAAAGTTAAAAGAAAATCGTACTCTTGAAGAAGAAATTATACAAAAAGCATTAAAGTTAATTCTTAATACTACATTCGGTGCATCAGGTAATAAGTATCTTGAATTATATGACCCGCATCAATGTACAAAAACTTGTCGTGTTGGTCAATTATTTTTAACTGCATTTGCTTGTAGATTATATCGTGCTATAAATGGCCTTAAAGTTGTTCAAACAAATACAGATGGTATACTTATTTATTTGCGTAGAAAAGATTTACCATTACTTAGAAAATTTGAACAAGAATGGACTGATATAAGTGGTATTCTTATGGAAGAAGATATTGTATCTAAGATATGGCAACGCGACGTTAACAATTATCTATTGATTAAAGAAAATGGTAAAGTCAAGAAGAAAGGTGGTTGGCTTAATGATACAATGATGAATGCCGCTGCACCTCTTAAACTTAAACCTTTATCTGCATTTGCTTCTGCAAAAGCCGCTGCACAATATTTAATTGATGGTACTGATATTATGGAAAGTATTGTTAGTAATAAAAATTTAATTGATTTTGTAATGACTTGCAAGAAAGGTCCTACTTATTCAAAAGTTGTACAAAAATATGCAAATGGTTTTGAAGAAGATTTATTCAAATGTAATCGAGTAATTGCAAGTAAGAATAAACAATTAGGCAAAATATATAAACTTAAAAATGTTACTGATAAAAATGGTAATAAACGTGTATCTTATACACAGATGGCCGATATACCAGATTGTTGTTTAACAGTTAACGCAGATTTAAGTACGTATGATTTTAAGACTTTAAGAAAAGAAATTGATTATAGTTATTATATAGTACGTGCTGCAGATTTATTAGATATGGTATGGAAAGAATATAAAGACGGTAAATATAATTTGACCGATCGATTTTTATATCAAATTTAATTATATTCATTCGTAGGATAATTTTAATATATAATAGGTCTATATAAATATCATTCTTGATAAATTATATAGACCTAAAATATTATATATTAAAATCAAAGGAGAAGTATGTTATTCAAAGGTGTTTATTCGTGGGATTTTACTCCAAGCGAAGCGTACGATTATATAGTTGCTTGTTTAGTAGAAAGAAAAACTTTAGAATTTATAGAATTAAAGAATGGACACCTTGAAGTAAGATGCCCATTCTCAGGAGAATACTTATTAGTAACCGGTACTGACGCCGAATTACAGAGTATACATGAAAGACTTAAACTTAATCAATGGTATAGAACTACTTAACAAAAGGTGAAACAAGTTGTTTGCTATTACCTTTGTAAATATTGTCTGTTATACCTAATTTAGCAAGTTCAAGATATTCAGAACTGCTACAATAATATTTATGACCTTCAGAGGTCCAAATATATATCTTCGCATAGGAACTGTTCTTAGTCATTATACGACTAATAATAGTTCCTTTTTCACTATCTGTCATATCTTTATAATATTTGTCTACGTATTTTCCAGTCTTTTTATCTTGTATTGTATACTTAGTTTTATTAGCAACTAATTCATCCAATGCTTTTTTATTTAACTGTCCATAGACTTGATTAAGTTTAGCTTTTTGCGCAGCATTAAATTTTCCAATATCTTTGTAATCACCTTTAAGCTGCTGTTTCTTTACACCGTATGCCATCGCAAGCTTTTCCATTTCACTAACTTTACGAGGTTGAATTTTAACTGCTCCAAATTTACTTAAAGTACCGCTAATATATCCCATAAAGGAAGGATAATAAGTATATTGAACTTCACCAGTATAAATATCAACTTGTTTAGGAAGTGCGTATGCAAGACCGGGTATCGCAGCGGCTGCCCATCTTTCTAATGAACCTTTGAAGCCAGCAGAATATTGTACTTTATGATTATACAATAATCCATTAAATGTAGATAACATATTAGGAATAAAACTCTTAGCAATTTTTTCAGGTTTATTCATAAACACTTCTGCAATAGAACTATCATACTTGAATATATCACTTAAATCAGTATAAATACTATCTCGGAACATTGTATTTAACATTCCTTTCATAATATCCATACCATCTTTATAAGTATTCTTGTCGGTATTTACGTCATAGATAGCATTACCTAATACAAAGCCCCAGCCTAAACCCGTAGTTCCATACAGTTCACTAAAATCAATAGCAACTTTTGTATCACCACTACCTGCAGTTATTTGCATATTGCCATAATCATCTTCTTCAAGTTTAATTAAGCCAAAGCTAGCTAATAATAAACCAAAGAGCATTGCTGCCGATCCTACAATACCTTTACCAAGTTCACGTTTAATCATATAACTTGCAAATCGTGCAGAAGGACCTTGACCTTTTCTATTAGCAATATCGAGTTTATTTAAGTAATTCTCGAAATTTGCAAGACGTTGTATACCCTTGATAAGTCCTAAAGGTGTCCAATCAAGCGCCTCAACAAACCAATTGTAAGATGATCCAGCAAACGTAAAGAATTGTTTATATACAAAGTATGCCGTAGAACCTAACCTATTTTTCATTATTTTATCTAAGTCAGTTAAGAAGTTAGATTTATGCATATAAGTATATGCCGCAAATGTGTATGCGTCAGCAATTATATCGAGAACTTCGTTTGTATAACCTTGACTTAAGTCGACCTTACTTTCTACAAGCATTTTACCGAGATAACTTATAAACGTTTTATTTATCCATTTTTCATCAGATAAAACTTTGAATAATTCTTGTGAAATTGCATTAAGTGTTTTTGTATCAAACTGACTTTGCATAAACACTTTATTCATTACTGAATTTACAATAAGATTTGTAATTTTACCTTCAAGAGTCGCTTTATTACTTTCACTTAAATTATAACGGTTTAAGCCATCTTTAATCATGTCAAACAGTCCATTATCAAGAACCATCGACTTAACCCATGCAGCAGTTTCAGGATCAACTTTTGTACCTACAAGAACATATTGACCTTCAAGAGTTCTACGAGTAGGATTCTTATCCATCTTTTTATTATAAATATCTAACTTACGATTATACTCAGAATAATCTTCAAGATATTCTACAATTTCAGTCGCGGTTCTTGCATAAACTTCAGGATCACTGTACATAGCAATATCTTTACGAATTTCAAATAAGCGACTATCTATTTTAACTTGTTCACTCAGTTCACTTGCATGACTTCTTGCTTCTATAAGATTTTGTTCACTTAAAACAAGTGCATCAAGTTTCTTACGGTTAATTGCACGCTTATCTACGTCTTTATTATCTTCAATTACTTTGTAAGCTTTATCTCGATCATTAAGAACTGTTGTTACTGTAGAACTAATTTCTTTAATATCTGTAGTTGTAGGATCGAAATTATAACGCGACTCAGCAAGATCGATAGCAGACTCAGAAACTTTTGTTTCAAACGTAGGTTTAACAAGTTTACTCTTACCACGTTTATCCCACAAATCAGCAATCTTACTTATCGGATTCCACAATAATTGTCCGAGTCGAGCCATAGGCGCATCTGTCTTTTCAATAATAAAGTTAGATGTCAAGTTTCTTATCCAAGTACCAGGACCGCTAAGCATCATCATTTTTTGAAAACTAAATGCTTTATCAAAGAACTTACGCTTATTACCTTTATAACTTTCCATTGTTCTACGGAACATTCTATTGTAAGTATTGATAACATCTTGTAAAGCTATTTGTTTAGATTTTTCATCTTTAATTTTACCATATTTTTCAATACTACGTTGTAAGTCATAAGCATCCGATTGTCTGATAACTAAATTTTCAGAACGAGCTAATTGCGCAAGAACATGTTGTACAGGTTGAACTTTCTTAATCAAATCACGTACAATAGCCATTTGTGTACCGGCGTTAGACGCAATATTGTCTCGAGCTTCTTCAATTTCAATTACAATGTTCGGGTTAAGATTAACTACATCTTTTGCTTCGTACAAATAATTAAGCATAAACAAAGATACTGCATTATATCTAGTAAAATCATCACTAGAATACTGAGCGTATGTAGGAGTACTATGAAGAATGTAGTCTGCAATTTCGTTTGCGTCTATTTCGTCTAAACTTGAAAGAATATCATAGTTTGCATCAAGCCATTCTTTATAACTTTTTACTGTATGCATTTCATTTACATTTGTAAATTTACCTTTTGTTTTATACAATTTAGTAAATACAGTATCAAGTACTTCCTTAAATTTCTCAGGCATTCTACGAGTACTTTCCATTACAAATTCCGTAGTATCTAATTCAATACGTTCTCTTGTTTTAGAATAGTCTCGTTTAGTTTGAGTTAATTCTTGTCGTGTTTGTTTAAGATCGGCTTCTAACTTCTTTTGTTTAGCTTTTAAGTCACTAATAATATCCGCTTGTTTACCTATCTTAGTTTCCATATTAGTAACTTTCGGATCAAATTGACCAGCTCGAGCCATGGTTAAAATTTCACTAAGTTTTTCAGATAATACTTTAATTTCATTTTTAGTTAATAAAGTACCATCTTCATGAGTCGGCATGTGCCATTCTTTATCTGCAGTAAAACCTAAACCAGGATATTGTTCAGCAAGTATTTGATAAGCTTTCTTCTTACCCGCAAGAGCTTCTTTAACTCTATTTGCTTTTTGCGTTAAATTACGTTGAGCATCTGCACGATATTTAACTTCAGTATTAAATATTTCTTTTAATTCACTCGAACGATATTCTTCAATAACTTGTTCTGCGCTTAATGAACCAACATCATCTTTAATTTTTTTCATTTCAGCAAGAACTTGTTCCATTGACATTTTACGTTCTTTAAGAATTTGTTTGAATTCTGCAGAATTACGATCAAGATTTTTATCACCACTTATTGAATTGAGATATACAGCAAGTCTATCTTCGTAAACTTCTCGAGCCATTTCACGAACATCATCTGAACCAAAAGGAAATTCTTCAAAGTCTATTGTTGACGAAAATTCATTAGCAATTCTTTCACCAATAGTAAGATTATCACCTTTTGTACCTTTAACTTTTGTTTCCATTGATATATCTTGAGATTGTCCGGCTCGTTTTAACGAAGGATTGTATGCAAGTTGTCTTGCCCAAGCAGCGATTCTTGCAGCACTATCAAGAGTTCCATCAAAGCCATATAAGTATGCAATTTTAAGAGATTCGAAATCAATAGGATAAGCTGAAGAATCGTATCGATTTTTAACATCTTGATATATTTTATATGCTTGAGGTGCTTTTTCTTTAAGCTCAATAAGAAGTTTATTCAATGCTTTAGCATTTAAGTTATTATACAAATAATAATTTACATCTAAGTCAAGACTCATAGCAATTGAACGTAATGCAGCACGAATAGCATAATATTGACCACTCATTTCTATAAGATTATCTAATTGCTTAGCGCTTGTAATATTTATATTCTTAAAGTAATTCTTGTTAAGCAATGCAAAAGTATTTTCATCAAGATTATTTTTACGAATAAAAGCATACAAATCAGATACGGTTTGTAAACGACCTGAAGTAATTTCTGTCATTAAAGCTTTACTATATTTCGCTTCATACCCTGTTGTTGCTAAAATTACTGCTTGCAGATTAGCATTCATTTTGCGTCCACCATAATATTGTAAATTATCATTAGCATGAACTTTTTTACTAACAACAGTAGACTTTTTAATCGCTTTAGCTCTTGCCTTTTCTGCAGCACGTTTATCTTTAATCATTTTTGCATACTCAAATTCAGATAACTCATACTTTTGACCATCTTCCTGTTGAGTTGTTTCATCTATTGATTTAGGTGATAAGTCATTTGCAGGTAAAGCTTCCCAATATCTAGATTGTGCTAAATAAGTTGCTGCTTCAATAATAACACTAGTTTCATCAATATTAAGATTGTTGGCTTTAGCATACTTACTGATCAACGTAATATATTCACCGATAAGTTTTTCTTTAGATGTTTTAGTATCTTTAGTAGGAAGTAATGCTTTGAAATCTCTTTCAAAATCTTTTACTTGATAACTATCTCCGCCATACTTACTATTTAATCTACCTTTAATACTCTTATAATTATCTCCTTCAATTTTCGTAGATTTTTTAACTGTTTTACCTTCTTTAAGAACTGTAGTAGGTTGCGCTTTAGTATAATCTATAGGTTTATACTCAGTTTTAGTTTCAGATTTAACTTCAGTCTTAGATTGTGCTTTAATAGTACCTTTATCAATAATTATATGGCCATCCTTAAAAGTATAAATTGATCCCCAAGGTGCGGTAACTTGCCAAGAACCATCTTTCTTAAAATCACTTACAAAAGTAATATAAGGTAATGACGGATCGTATGCATAACCATCGGCCGTAGTTTCATTAGTACCATAATAAATTATTAAGTCTGCCTGAGTAACTTCATTTTTCTCGCTGACCTTAGAAAAATCAACATGCTTTTTCATATCGTCAAGTATCGCTTTTTGATCAGCTTTAGGAGCTTGTGCAATTGAATTACCAGTACCACCTAAACTTAAATTATTATGCTTTTGTACTGCATGTTCAAATTCGTGAAGTATAGTATACAAAATACTTTCATTACTCCTAGTTAAAAGTTTTTCACTAATATATATTGTATTAGTTTTAACTTCATATTTACCATTTATACCTTTAGCTTCATTCTTAGGCAAAACTACTACTTTAACTGCAGCATCATCAGGACGAGAAAGATTTTTCTTATCTACAAAATCACTAATAGAATATTTTTTCTTAAAGAATTTATCTAATTTTTCTTTATCAGGTTTATAATCTTCAGGAGCATTCTCAGGATCTACAATATCTAAGTATTCATTAGAAATAGCAGAAAGTTTCTTATCTGCTTTTTCAGACTTAGTATCTTGTAAACTACGAATATCAACTATTACAAATTGACCGTCAGAAGTAACATCTATTGACTTAGTATAATTACTATCTTTTGCAAATTTGTATCTAAGATAATCATAAACGTGCTCAGGCGATAAAGTATTATACTCTTTTTTAATATCTGCTCGAATATCATCGTTTAATAAATTAGGATTAGTAACTACATCATTGATAGTAACCATATCTTGATAAGCTTCATTTATATCAGACTTTAATATAGATTTATCAAAATCAGTAGAAGCAGAGCGTGTATCGTAATAACGTTCATCACCTAACCCAAGTCGTTTTTTAGTATATTCTCTATCTGTAACTATACTTTTACGCAATAATGGAGTTTTTTCAATAACTTGAATATTACCATTTTCAAATTGTAAAGTATAGACATTATCAGTATATAATTCAAATTGTTCTGTCCAGTATACTTGACGACTTCTTAAATTTTGTAATGTAATACCTTGCCCTCGTAAGAAATTATATAAAGTCATATTAGGTATTGTATGCGACTTAGGATAAGTTATATCGTCAAATAATGAATAGAATTGTCCATATTGTAATTCAGCAATTTTATTAAAAGCTTGAACTCTTTTAACTCGATCTTTACCATGCAAGTCATCACTAATTTGTTTTTTAGTTTCTTCATTTATAGTAAGTGAATTAAGTCTGTTATCAAGATTTCTTAAATCTGCTTCTGTGAGTTTCTCACCTCTATTTATACGATTAGCTAAATCTTTATTCCAGCGTTCGTTAACAATTTTAGTTCTCTGTTCATCACTAAGTATATCTACATTTATATCTGCATACTGCATTGTAATACAATATTCCATATATAAATTAGATAACGCTTTTACAGATTGCTCAAGCATATTTTTATGCTGCAAAGTAAACTCATCAGTAACTTTCATATTCTTAGCAAGTTTACCAAGTTGAGTTATAAACTCTACAATTGTAACATCGCCAGTATATAAACAAGTACGAGCAAAATCTTCATTCATCAGCAAATACAATATTGCTTCATTCTGAGTAAAATGCTTTTTATCTTTGTTTATAGGTAATTGCTTAAATTTTTCAAATATCTCTTTTATTACAAGTTTGAACTGAGGAATCTTAGTTAAGTTAAAAGAGATTAAACGTTCGTTTATACCTTTTGTAATTGCTTCGGCAGATAAATTTTCTACTTGAGCTTCAGGTACAACAATAGTTTTTCCATCTTCAGTAATTATTGCGCCTGTACCATTTTTAGTAATAACTATATTATCTACGTCTTTACATTCTTCAAGAATACGTTTAATAGTATCACGCTCAGTCGCAGGTATATCTTCACGCTCAGATAAGTCAGTATCACGAGTAATTGTTTCAACAGGGTTGTCAAGTTTATTATCAATTATACGTTGAAAGTTTTCTGCAGTTTTTTCAACACTGTATTTTACAAATACTTCATTAACTGCTTTATAAATATCTTTAGAACCTTGTTCAATAAGTCTATTTATATACTTATTATTTTCTTTATTCTTAACCTCAGCAATAGTATTAAGTAACTTAATAGCTTTAGCAAATCGTTCTGCGCCCATACCATCAAAGATATTTGTCATAGTTTGTATACTACTATTCATACCTGAAATAATATCAAGTTTTTCAGCTACAGATAATTTAGGTGAACGAAGCAATTCATTTACATCGTTATCAATACTTTGCATTGTTTCATTAAAAGTCCAAGACTTTAATTTACTCCATTTTTGATATTTAGTTTCGCCTTTTTTATCAACAATAACGTTGCCTTCTTTATCAAGTTTAGGCACTGCAGTTTCAATACGTTTAGTTTTAATATAACTAAATGCACCGCCTATTAAGGACATTATTGCGCCAGAGATAAATGAGTCAAATGCTGTTTGCATATTAAATTCATCAGCGTTTCTAAATATATTAGCATTTTCCGTATTACCAAGAGCATCATCAATTGTTGCAAAAAATTCATTGACAATACCGTGTGAATAATCTTGTAATACTTCTTCAAGACCTTCATGAAAAGCTTCTTTTGCAAGTTTACTTACAAGAGATTGAGACGCCTTAATATTGCTCCATTTACTACCTGACAATTTAGTATTTGAACTAGCGTTAAAACCATAAGTCATACTATCAATAGTAGTTGTACCTAAAACTTTATTAAGTCCTTTTTCTACAAGTAACTCTACTCCGGCTTTAGCATATGAATTTGCAAATATTTCCCAACTTGAAAGAGAAGCTTTATTAGGATCGTTTAATGCTTCAGTAATATCTCTATTCGCCATCGAAGCATAAAATAAAAGTTGATTAGTATTTGCTAAACGACTCATATAAGTAGTCATTTTAGCACTTTCGCTTAATGATAATGCTGTGGTACTTGCTTTAGCTCCTCCAGCAGCTAACTTACCACCTGCCCAGGACATTGCCATTGTAGGTAACATACGACCGAACGAATTAGATATACCGTCCATCATACCACTAAAGTAGCGTTTATTACCGTAATAATCACGTATACCTACTTTACGTTCAACATCAAAAGTACTTTCTTCCCAGCCTTCTCGTAATTGCTTAAAGTCATCTTGACTCATATAATAGCGCCAATGTTCATCTCCTGTACCTTCAGCCGCATCTTGAATTGCACCTATAACTCCACCTACAAGATTCTTTAAGTCATTTACAGCGTCTAAAGCGCCTTCGACAACATGCCTAAATGCGCTATAAGTATCAAGACCTAATTTTACAAAGAAACCACCAAAAGTATCATACTGCTTTTTAGTTTGTTCCCATTGACGTTTACGTTCTTCTTCAATAAATTCATCAGCTTTCCAACTTAATAATTTTTTATTCCAATCGTAGTCAGTCATTTCTTCACTTACTTGTTGACCATTATCGTCTGTCCAAGTACGTAAAGTTTTCTTCGTTAATTGTTTTTGTAATTTCTTTTCATCATCTGACAATTTAGATAATTCTTCATCACTTAAATCACGAGGTTTATATTGTGCTTCGTTAATCATAGCGAAGTCTTTATACTCGTCATTTAAGAACTTAAAATTATCGTAATTTGAAGTAAACTTATTATAATCTTCTTCTGTTTTACCTATTTTATCAATCATATACAAATATGAATATAACTGACCTCGAGCTGCATATTTATTTGCAGTATCTTCTCGATAAGCAAAATTAGTTTGCCGAGCTCTATCTTTCAGTTCTTCAATAGGATTAAGATAGTTACTACTTGCTGTTATCATAAAATACTCCTTTCGCTCTTCGCGCTTTAATATTTTCTTTATTATATATCTTTAGAATGATTTTAATATATAATAGATATATAAAATAATCTCAATAGAATAAACTATCGAGATTATTTTATTATATATTAAATTATATGAAATTTTAAGAAGTTTATCACTCTTTTACTCGAGACCTAGCAATAGCAAGTTCTTGCTTAAATATATCAGATACTAAACTTTTTGTTTGATTTAATAATTTATTCTTAAGTTGAGTATTTACTTTATCTTTTTTACCTATTGCAGTAAATACTGAAGTCCACGATCCAAAAAATTGTATTAACGAATCAATAAGCCAAGAACCTACATCACGAAGTATATTTTGAGGTCTTTCTAAATAACCATGTAAATTTTTTTCATATTCTATAGGAACAACTCGATATGCTTTTTGCATAAAATTATTAAATTCAGTAGATATAGCATGCCCATAATTTTCAATATCATTATTCTTATAAGCACTATACATTTTTTTAATTAAATCACTGTAATTAAAGTCTAAACCAAACTTACTAGAAAGTTCATCTAATTCTTGACCAACTGCGTATAATGAAGTATCAGGATTACCTGTAGTAAAACTATCAAAGGTTGCCTTTTGCAATTTAGTATCAATATCTCCAAATAACTTATCTACTTCTTCTCGGCTCATACCACCAGCACGTTCAAGCCAACTATATTCGTAATCATTAGCGTCTAAACCCATAAGCTCTTTGAATGTACCAAATTTACTACCTGCAGTATTGATATTATACAAATCAGAACTTGTAAGATAATCATATAAATCTTTATCTTTTTCTTGCAAGTAATCGCTATAACTCTTTGCTTGCTCTATATCAGTACGAATTAAATTACCTTTCTTATCATAAATAGGTGTAGGCATATAATTCATAACCATATCATAAAAATCTTGTCCTAAAGTATTAAGTACTCTATTACCTTGCTCATCAATGTCATATAACATTGCATTTAATTCTTCAGGAGATTTGAGCATATAGCTACTTGTATCTTCACCTTTTTCAGTTACAGGATGTTTAAGATAACGTCCCCAAATTTCTTCATTCTGAACAAATGGATTGACACTTTCATAATCTTTGTTTAATATACCAATTCCGCTTTCTTCATCAACAGTATAATAAGTGTTATACAAATATTTGAAATAATCTTCGACACTTTGTCCCGTCTTTTCCATCCATTCAGCTTCACTTGCAACTGCTTCATCAAACTTACTTGCATTTGCTGCTACAGAACTTGCAATTTCATTTGCTTTTTCAGCATACTTACTCATATATGTATTATACGCTTCTTGTAATGCTAAATCAGTATCAGTTAACGCTTGTTGTTTATATCCTTGTCCAAGATTACTTTCAAGAATATTACTACGTTGACCTAAAGAACTTTGATACGCTTGAGCTGCAGCATCTAAATAACTTTCTTCAGCTATAGCTTTTGCTCGTTCACCTGCGAGGTAATTGGACTGATATAACTCAGCCCAAGTTTTACCTCCAGTTAAACTCTTAGATTGTTCTCTAAGTTGTTTTTCATAATCACTTTTTGTTATAGTATAACCTGCCATATTATCTTACCTGTCCTGTTATAAGATATTTAATACTTATACTCGTTAAACTTAACGGTACAAGATCAAGAATTTTAGTATTAGTTTCTTCAGTGTAATTTGTAAGTGTATACTCAAATTCGTTCAATTTATAATAATTAAGTCGTTTTACAAATGTTCGAGTCATATCAACTTTATAAGTTAAACCATCTTCAATACGCTTACTATTAGATAAATTTTTACCGTAATCTGCAGTTTTACGATAATTACGAACTTTCAAATTCATTACGATATCTGTCTGATTATCACTCACTGCAAACAATGTAATATTAACAATATGTTTATAATAATTTATTGCGTTAAAATGTAACTTCTGACTTTTAATATACCAATCGATATTTTTATCTTTACCAAGTATATCATAATATTCATGATCACTTGTATCTAAATCATAAAAATAATCTTTTACAATACGAAGTTTATCAGGCATTTCTACAAATTGAGTAACTGTATCTACCTTAAAACTTACAGGCCACCACGACGAATTACGTAAATCATATACAAAAGCTTTATTTGTATTAGCACCTGTAGTACGATAACAAATTATCCAAAACTTATACAATTGTAATTTTACTGCGGTCGTATTCCAATTATTGAAATGCTCAAAAATATTATCTGATAAATATGTTAAAGCCTGTTCTGTAGAACTTACAAAGTCTTGATAACTCATTGCTACAAGACCTCGTTTAGTAGTAAATATTGTATACTTATTATCATAAGTTGTTACAATATCTGCTCCTTTCTTACAACCTAATTCTATACGTGATTTGTAATAACGATAGCCTTTTGCATTACTATCATAAGAAACATAATATATACTTTCTTCTAAGAATATTGCTACTTCTGTACTTGATATAGGATGCAAATTACTTATATCGAAATCAAACTTCTGAGTATTTATTTTCGGAAAATACCAAAGTTCATTATCTTCGTCATACGCACCAGTAGAACTTATATACAATGTATTCTCTGAAGATACGTAATAATTATTAAGTTCTGCTACATCATTTATTGTAGGTATAGTTATTGTACCTTTATACTCATCAAGAATTTCTAAACTATCTACATAATCTTGAGAATAAATTGTATTATCTTTAATATACATTGTGTTCAAAACATTAAGACTGTAAGTAGTTGAAGGTAATATTTTTGTTTGTTTTGCCGCCGTACAATAATATAAATTAGTAGTAAAAGATACTAAAAATTCATCAGTTGTACCAATAATATTAACGAAATTTTGAAATTTTTCATCAATATAAAATGACTTAGTCCTAACAAAATTACTAATATTACTTGTACCTTCAGTAAATGTTGTAATGTATATCCATTGTCTTTCATACACAGTACTAGGTACAATTGATATTAAATTTACAATATTATTTGTTACCGTAAAATATCCTTTATTAAATAATGGAAAAAAGCTAAATATCTCGGTCTCATTTCCTTGTAAATAAGTACGAATTTGATTTTTAATATTACTAAAAAGTAATATATCTTTAGCATTTGCTAAACTAGCATTACTATTATGTACTAAAGCGTATGCGTATATATTATCATTATTTAATTTTACAATAGGAAAATCTAAAATTTCATATGTTATTGTTTTATCATTATTCGTAAATTGTGTTTTACTGAATATTGTACCATTATAATACGTTATTTCTGTTAAAGTATCTGTAGAACCTTTATGAGTAAATATAAAATGCTTATAGTCTACTGCGCTAATAATACTATACGTATTAAAAGTATAAGTTGTAGTATTATTATATAGTGCTAATACATCAGTCCAATTACCATACACAAAAGTATTATATTCATTAGGTAATAAACTTTTAGCAAATATTTTTCCATTACTTATTACAAAAACTGTATCACCGGTATCACTTAAACATGGAATACCTTGACAATTTCCAAGACTAGGTAATGTATCAAATGTTTTATTATTATAACTATATTCTATAGTATAATTTTTTACAGAATTTCCATCATCATCTACACTATCTGAAATTGTTGTAATAATTAAAACGCCGTTTTTATAACTTATCAACGGTAAACTATATGTTCGATTATTATTTGCTTTATATGATAAATAATTATTACTATTTATTGTTCTGCCAGCAGCAACTAATTTTTTAGATGTAGTTTCATCTAATTGTCCTATAACTTCAGTATCATCATTTATAGTTATTTTTGTATCAGTACTATTCTTACCTAATCTAATATAATCGTTTACAAAATTATCAATTCTATAAGAACCTTCTGAGCTATATAACCATCTAAATGATTTTCTATATCCACTATAAAATTCATTACTTTGTTCAGCATTTTCACTTACAATTTTACCATTTATGTATGCTTCTTTAACAGGTGAATATAATGAACTACCAACAGTATCTTTCGTTAAAGTTTCAGTTATAAAATCAAATACAAATATGACATTTGTAGTAATATTAAATAAATATACTTTATTATTTTTAGTAAGATATTTAATATCTGTTACTTGTGCAGTAGTTGTAAGTAACTCATCTTTTACAAGTGTATACTTATCAGTATATTTATAAATAAATAATCTGTATTCTGAACTACTCGATCTATTCCAACATACAAATACGTAATTATTTATACACTTTACATTTTTTATAATACCGCCACTGCGTAATAAATCTTTTGTAGCATTTTTAATAGATGGTCTACTTTTAAGTATAGAGTCTTCATCAATATAAACATTATCACATTCAGCAAATGTTTCTTGATCAACACCCATATAGTTTTTATCTTCACACATTCCTTTCCAGTTAACATGATTAAAAAACTTGTAATTTACATCACTATAATCAAGTTGTTTAACTGACATAGGACTACGATTTATTGTTTTCACCAGCCGCCTCCTATTACAATATGCTTAGGACTTTTATAATGTGTATTATCTATTCTCGCAAGAAACATTTCATATTCATTACGATATATACTTGATTTAACTTCATCATCAATCTTAAAACATTGATGCGCAATATACGAAGGTAAACAATTAAGTACGTCATCAGGAGCATTAACAATTGTTTGTTCAGGAAGATTAGAAGTAAAAGTAAACCAATTAGCGTTATACGATATTCTAAAATTACCTGGCTTAAAAAATCTTATTTTATTTGTACCGCAGTATTCAAAATCGTTATCGTCAGCTTCACGTTCTTCATTTATTGTTATTATACCATCAAAAGAATATATTTGCTTTTTGACAGTTTCAATATTTATATCATCACCAAACGATACAAAATCACTCGGCATATCTTGTTCTTTACCAACCATGTCTTCGGTAACTACAAAATTTGCGTAAGTATATTTAGGTTTTATCGAACTACAAATTTGACTCATTGCTTCATTTGCAAATATATAAAATCGTCCTAACAAATTTTGTACTTCTGCTTCGCCAGGCTCTAGATCTAACTTTGCAAGAGTAGCTTGTTTAATATAACCCCAAGTTTGCATATAATAACCTCCGTTATTGAATAATTTTAATATATAATATTTTATATCTGAATAATTTATCAAGGATATATTTTTAATTTTAATATTATATATTAAAATCATTCTATAATTGAATATAGAATAATTTTTGAAAAATTTAATAATAAAGGCCCTATAACTTTCATTATAAGGCCTTTATTACTACTTATTAAATTATTAGCCCTGTTTCGTAGTAACAGTACCAACAACTCCAACAGGTTTGATAACCGATACAGGAGTTACTTGCGTGAACTTAGATTTATCGTTCCAAGCACCCGCAGAAGCATCACCTACATAGCAGTAAGCAATACCTCTCCAAGTAGCTACGTTAACGTCAAATCTCTGTCTGCCGTCGTATACGATACCTTTAGGTCTCTTTTCAGGAATTACATCAAGAGTTAAAGGAATACGTTCGGTAAGTTCAAGACCATGGTTTTCTGCATTATAAGATTTATCTACAATGAAGAAACCGATGCCGCCTTTACAAGCGTCTATATCGTTAAGATACGGAGTTGTTTCAAGAGTAGCTCTCTTATAAGCCATATTCGGTTCTTGACCAAACATTTCCATCGAAATTGCAGCATTAAGTACAGCTTTAAGTCTCGGATCGTTAGGAGCTACAATTGTTTTAGCACCGACTACGCCAGCTCTCTTACCGTTATCATCGTAATAGTTTTCCATTGCAGTAATAACGTAGTTAATAAAGTCAGCCATCTTAGAAACTTTAGCAGCATCTTCACCGGTTACATCGATAAGTTTATTACCGTTACTATCCATCGCAGCGAACATATTCGACTGTTTCTTAACGGTAGCCGCAGCATCACGTTTAACAGTAGTATGTTCTTTGAAGAAAAGCGGGTTTTTATTAGCATTAGTAATATCGCCGTCAACCGTATCTGCAGACGTAAGTTTAAGTCTAGAACCTTCAAAGTTCTTTTCAACACCGAAACCTGCGTCAATAGCAGTCATACAATATTCAACAATATCACCGTGCCATCTGCGCATGAAAGCAGAAGCATCATCTTTAACCTGACCAACTTTGCCGTCTTCAAGAACTTGCTGAGTTATAATGAACGAGCCTTGGAAAGTCCTCGAACGATATGTAGCAGCAAAACCTTCAGCAGTATTGAAGATAGGAGCTACTGCATAATCCGAAGTTTCTTTGAAAGCTCTGTCAAAACCTATACTCGAAGTATACGTTTCCTGGAAACCACTAAGAGTACCTCTCTTAAAGAGAAGGTCTATAGGGTTCTGTCTTTCCCAAGCTTCCTGCATATCAGAAAGCATTTTATTAAGCGGCTCTTTAAGTACGTTATAATCACTACGCAGCTTAAGAGCTTCATCAATATTTATAATCATTCCCATATTGTTTTACCTCCTCAAGCGTTTTCGCGAATAATTACATCATCTTTATTGATGATTTTGAAAAGTGCTACTTTTTTAACTTTAGCAGTTACCGTAGAACTTGCAGCCCATGCGCTACCCGATGTATTAGTATAAACTTTACCATCGGCAAGTACAAGGATGTGTTTATCCTTATTTCCACTAGCCGCAGCAGGCGCATCTTGCAAAGTTTCGTAAGCACCCAAGAAATTTGCTACCGCACTTGTAGGAAGAATAGTTCCCGCTACATTAGGCGAATACCTGTAATCTCTGTCTTCTACAGGAACATGACCATATTCCATAGTCATATCCGATTGTGCAACAATATGAGTTGCTTCATCACGCGCCGCAGGAACAGTTCTTGCACTTAGCGCCTTTATTGTATCATTTTCAAGTTTGACCATTTGTCCAACTACAAAATTACTATCAGACGCTACAACAACATCTTCAGGAACTTCTCTCTGAAGATAAGCAGTTTCAAAACTACCTAAATACATTTTTGTTTACTCCTTTAATTATTTTTAATATCTGTAGTTAATTTGTTAAGTTCTTCATCCGTCATTGTGGGATTGAAAAACTTATACATATTTTTCTCAGCAGCAGTTAATAAACGTTTACCTGTTTCAACCTTTGTACCACCATCAGCTTGAGCGAGATGACCTGTAGAACCTTTACTCTGTTCGCTACGAGCCTTAAAAATTAACTCTTCACCATGCAGCTGTAAGTATGCTGCCTTAAGCGAACCTTTCTGTTTCCATAACTCAATTACATCTTTAGGCAATTGTTCAAATCTTGTAATTTCGCCATTAGTTAATTTAGTTATTTCAGCTAACTCTTTCTTGCCGAATTCTTGAACTTGCTGTTTGCGCAGTTCAGCAAGTTCTTGCATACGAGGGTCACTATCAAGACGTTCTTTAACAAGTTTGTCTATTATAGGTGCGGCTTCGTCAGGGTCTAAGCCCTTTTCTTCAAGTTCTTTTCTCTGACGTTCTTTCATCATTGCGTCATAAGAATCGTAACCTAAAGATTTAGCAATGCTTTCACGTTCTTCAGTCCGTGCCTTAGTGGTACTTTCTTTTAAGCGTTTAGCAAATGCTTTAGTTTGGTCAATATTGTCAGAATCTTTTGAATCTTTATCGGTTTGACCTTTTTCCGAGGAACTTTGTTCATTAGTTTTTTCCGGTGACGTTTCCGGGTCATTTTCGTCCGCGAACAACTTTTCCAAATCTTCGTCCGTAAATAACTTATCGTCAAATAGTCCGGGCATAATTGCCTCCTTAATAGTTTTGTTGGCGAGGTTCGGTTCTTACCGTTTTGCAGCCATCATAATTTATAATATTAAGAATTTGCCTTAATGTCACTGTTTTCTTGAGTATTTGTACTAAAAAGTGCAACTTTTCCTAAGCCATCTATTTGCTCAGTTTTAACTTCGGGAACAGTTACATTTTTAACAACAGTTATTTTATATTTATCGTCATACCAATAATTAAATTGTTTAATTATATCATCTTTTCTGACAATATGATTTACAAGATTGATAGTAATATTATTATAACCCTTAAAATATTGTGTGTAAGATTTAGTAAATATCCACATCATTTTGAATAATACAAAAACTGCACCGGCCCATCCCCAACTATTTACATCCTTAAAAGTTATAAAACTTAATAAAAACATACAAACAAATAACTTTATTACATTTTTAACATTATTCTGTTTGGCAAGTTCATTTTCATTTTTACCTATATCAGTATCATCATATGATTTAATACTGCTAAGTAATAAGTTTTCGTTTATTCCTTTTACATTTACGTTTTTTGCTCTTTGAATTACTTTAACTACGTCTTTATTATACAATTTAAGTAATTCTTTTTTGGTAAGTACCTTAAGAGGCTGACAAGTTATGCCAGCCTTTACATAAGGTTTATCAAATATATCAAAATCTATTGCTACTTTACGCAAGATTCCACTTTGTATTTTTACTAAAGCTTTTTGATTAAATTCTTCACAAAATTCAGGAAGTACTTGCATTTGATGTCCATTCAAACTACCCGCAGTTTTAGAATAAGACTCCATAGCGTTTATATATTTATGAGTACTTTTAGCCTTAAATACACCTTTCATATAATAGTTATCTGAAAGTATTATTGCAGCTAAATAATACGGTACAAAATCTACAAATAATTGAGCAAATGTTTCCAACGAAACTTTAAGAATATCAAGTGCTCCTAAAGAAAGTAAAAATGCAGCAATTACTACACCAATAGCAAGTAAATCAAATATCCAAGTTTTTACAACATCTGTTGCTTTTTCTTGACCTTTATGTAATTCATCAGCAATACTTTCACTGTTTGGTTTCATCTTCAGGTCCTCCTATTAAATTATCACTTTTACCAAAGATAAAACCTAACTTTTTATACGCTTGAACAGACTCAGGAAATTGTGCTTCTAAAACTTTATAAAAACGTTTGAAGGTTATTTCATCTACGCCAGATGTTATTAGAGTTGCCCAGCACATATACTCAATAGGCTCAAGTATATTCTTCATCATAGCTACAAAAATAATACCGATTGCTGAAATTACAAAAGCAGAAGGTGCCTTAAAATTTTCAGCAATTTTATCTTTTAATAATAACGCTGCGAGTAACAAACCAAACATGCCTGCAGCAGATATTGCTGTTTCACTTCTATGAACAAACATATCACTACAACAAGCTAGTGTAATTATCGGAGTACCTACTGTAAGTACAGTAGATACCCCTTTATATGTATTATATTTCGCAATCGGTTTCATAAGCTTAACCTCTCGTTACTACATTATTTTCCTTGTCTGTTGCTTCTACAATAGATACTGCTTTTTCAACTGCTTCATTTACTTTAGCTACATCATCTTTAGCCTTTTGAGCAATTTGTTCTCTAAGCGCTGCAAGTTGTTCAAGTAATTTAGCACGTTGCTCTGTTACAGCGTATTTTGCATTTGTTAAAATATTATTTACAGCAACTCTTGTTTTTTCGTCTTTTATCGTTGCATATACAAGAGATTGTACATCTAACATTGCATTAACTTTCGTCAATAAAATATCCATTGTACTTACTGTTTCATTTACTTTAGCAGTAAGTATTTCATGGTCTTTATGTAATTCAATAACTGCTTGATCAATAGCTTCTACTTTTTCAGAAGTACTAGCTAAAGTATTTGCAGCTTCAGTGTTTTGTTTAATAGCTTTATTCTGTCTTATAAATGCAATAATATTTGCAAGTACACCAGAAGTTGCAAGAGTAGTTAAAGTAACTACAAGTTCGTCTTTGTGAATTATAAACCAATTCGCAATATTTACAAAAAATTCTTTCATAATAACTCCTCCGTCTCGAGTTTATTTATTTTATCATTTAACCAAGTCAAATAATCGGGTTCCTTGAGTGTCTCAGTGACATCGAGCCAATCCTCATACCAATCATTTAACTCTGCCTTTTGCTCGGTACTTAAATGATTATACCAAACTTGTCCTCTATTTACAATAGAGTAACATACTTTTTCACGTCTATATCTAAAGTAATTGACAATATACTTTTTCTCGCTATCTTCATCAAACAAATGAACATCATCTATTTGAAGTAAATCAAAAAAGTGTAAGTCTAATACTTTAAGATCTTCGTAATTTACATATTTGAAATTAGGACACATTATTTCAACAATACCAATTTTGTGTCTCCATGTACAATCAAAAAATGAGAATATATACCATTCATCAATTGCTACTGGAATATATAATTTAGTATCATCTACATAAATATCACCAAATTCCGTTTTTGCGTATACCTTTATAGCCATAGGCTTAGGATCTGACTTAAAATAAAATTTCATAATATACTCCAATAGAATTGAGTGGAAAGTTTTCTCTCCACTCAACTCATAATTTAATTATTTAATACTTATAAGTTCTACTTATTTAATTAACTTGTATATTTAATCTAATATATAACTACTTAAACATTGGACTATACCTCGTTTATTAACACTCAATGAGTATTAAACAATGTCGTTTTCCCAACCATCTAAGATAGCCGGGTCTATGACTTCACGAGTTTTACGCTCAGCTCCCTCGCTACGTTCCGCAAGTTCTTCTCCTGTTGCAGGGTCTACATAATAAACTTCCGTACGAACAGGACGCTTAATAGCTTCTTCGTAAGCCGTTTCATACGGGTTTTTACCGTCTACAGTTTTGAAACTCACAGAATGTCTTTCTAAATAATTCTTACTGAGTGCGTTTTCTCTTGAATTATGTACCCACAATTCGGCATAGCCGCTATCTCCGTGTCTGTCGAGTTTACGCACTACAGCGTATGCCATAGGTAAGGTTATACCTAAATCTTTTACTTCATAATTTGTCTTTTTAAGTCCCATAATTTATACTCCTTTTATATAGTAGTAACCGTATCTGTCCAAGTGCCTGTCGGATAAGGTGTTATTGTATCATAAAGTACATAAGGGTTTGCGCCCGACTTAAAACCTGTTTCCGTTATCTCGTAAATACTTTGATTATGTGTCGAATCTGCACCGTTCACGGGGTAAGTGAATGTGTTGCCGAGTAACGTTTTAAGGTCTGTAAGACTGTCAACAACAAGGTTTTTGCTCGATATAACAATAAATCTGATTTTTACGATTAAATCCGAACCTGTGGACGCGAAACAGATATTATGCCGATATAAGTCGATGTTTCCTGTGCCAACAATATTCTGATTTCCAAACAACGTTTTGAACGAAGCATCCGTTGTCAACGCTCCGTTTTTAAGGGGAAAAGCAAGCATATACTGGTTGCCTTGATAGTCCCAATATTGAATGTTGTCTGGATATAGGTATGACCGCTGCCCCATAGAGTCATATGTGGCAAAGCCTATTGCCGTGATAACTTTCGAACTGTCGACTTTGACTTCTACTTTATCACCCGCAGTTGTTTTTCCGATAGATATACCGGCACCCGCACTCAACAATCCGTTTAATGTATTTGCGTCGATACTTCCACCACCGCCACCTCCGCCTGAAATGTCAACGACTTTCCACGTCCCATTATCATTATAATAAATTTTTGCCATTTAAGTCACCTCAATTAAGATATTATTCTCTGATAGTCGCTTTAGCGTCTGCGTTTTCTTTGATTTCTTTCTCTTCGGGCTGAATCATTTCGGCGTAGGTATATCTGCAAGGATATGAATCTATCGCCTCGTCGTATATTCTACCCGTTTCGAGTTGGATAATTTGTTTGCCTTCGTCGCTTTTATGCTGTACGAGATTTTCGTGTTCTACCCTTTGTTTGTCAACATAGGGGTGAATTTCGATTACCGCCATTATTTACTCCTTTGCCTCGCGTCAAAGCGAGGCGATTTTTTAGATTGTTTGATTATATCGCAAAGCAGGGGGCAACGCCGCGAGAATCATTGCACATCCGGGTGTCGACATTGCCGTCGGTGCGGACTATGCAAAAACCTGAGGACCACCCGAACCGGGCGACCGCAACCACCAATAGGTGGCAGAAGTTTGCCCAAGTACATGCTTTTGCCTTAACGGTGATGAATAATCTGACGTCGCGCTGGCGTAATAATCAAACATATCATACTTTATACAGCCAGTTTGTGAACCTTCGCCTGAATAATGCCTCGACATAAAAATTTCGGTTTCGGCGGGTAAGAATAATTTATTCGTACTTTCACGGGGCGACGGCGAAGAATAACTGTACTCGTTAAGAGTGATTTCACTGATTGCGTTTTTCATATCGTCGGGCAACCAACCCCACACGGTTACGTCAAGAGTAGTGTTTTTCATTTGGCACATTGCCCAACCACCTGCCGCATACGACGTTACATCACCGTCTGTAACTTGCGACGAGTTAATAGTGTGCCTCGTTGGTAAACACTCGACAAATTCAAGAACGCCTTTCGTCGTTCCACTACCATCGGTAAGATTATATCTACCCGATTGCATATCGGCAATCCTGATATGATACGTATTTCCGTCGCCGAGCGTAACTTCTTTTTGGTCGCCAACAGCCCACACGGTCGCTGCAAGTCCGTTTCGAAAGGCTTGTCGTATCATAACCCAACTGTTATCTCCAAATACGGGCTGTAATGGAATATTTTCGCCATCCCAGTAAATCGCAGTAATATTCAAGTCTTCGTTCATTGTGAACGTGTTGCCACTCGTGAAGTCCTGATTGTTTACCTGTAAGATATAAGGTACAAATCCGCTCTCCGTAGCCGCCGTCGTTATAGTTACGACCGTACCCGTTAAAATACCCGCGCCTTCACGATAGGTCTTCGTTCCGTCGGAAATCGTAACGCTGCAAGACAACGCCGTAACGGATTTAACTCCGTAGCCGAGTTTTTCAGTGCCAATCGTGCAATAATACGTCGTATCGGCGTTTTCGACGGTCGTTGCTGAAATCGTGCAAGCCTTGTCGCTAAACCAAGTCAACGCATAACCCTCTGCGCCGAGCATCGGCAACTCGCTTCCTACGGGCAATATCCCTGCGCCAACATAACCGATTATGTTACTTGCCTGCGTAGTCCAATTCGTCGCGGTTTTATAAGCGTTTACCGAAACATACGGCACGAATATTTTACTGTTCGTAATATTGTTCCATACGGTAGTAGCCGATAACGTTGGTGGCGTTGAACTTGTAAAATAGAAATCGCAATTATCCGCATAAGCGAAAGCGTAACCGTCTATCGATTTTACGGTGTTCGGGAAAGTAAATTGCATGTATTTTATGTTGTTCGTAGAACTGCTCGTCCCGAAACAATATTGCGGTATTTTGTCAAAGTCGGATTTTGACAAGTCTACGACAAGCAAGTTTTGCGACGGGTTCGTTCTCGCACCACCAAAAGCCGAAAACGCGTACTGCCCCAAAGAATGAATATTAAAATTTGAAAAATCGCACTCGCTGACTTTAATTAAATTTCTGAAAGCGTAATCGCCGATATTCCCGTCGATACTTCCGTTTAAATGCGTAATGTTAGAATCGCCGTCAAAAGCATTATTGCCTATACTTTTAGTCGTTTCGGGAAGCGTTATACTCGTTAAATTGACGCATTGATAAAACGCGTAATTGCCTATATCCTGAACGTTGCCTAAATCTGCCGAAACCAAATTTTCAAAACCGTAAAACCGGTATTGTACTATTTGCGTTTTATCGGCAGGCATAACGAAATTCGTTATAGAACCATCTACAAGACCATCGAGCGCGCCCACTTCCATAGAGCCAACAACTCCGCCGATATCAACGTCTTTCTTTATGTTCGACGGTACTAACGTGGCGGGTTTCCTTATTACGACGGCACTCATCGTCTTTCCGCTGTCAGCATTAACAGTCTGATTACCAGACGCCATCGAAAGATCGACTGTCTTCTCTTCAGTAGGAGTAGCAGGAACGTTCGTTGTAACCGTTACACCACTAAGCACTTTACCCGTATCGGGTTTAACAGTCTGAATACCGTTCTCAGTAACCGTCAAAGTTTTAGTTTGTTCAGGTTTTGCGGTATCGATACTACCTATCTCACTCTCAAAATCTTGAGGGTTGATTAACGCGGTCGTACCCTTCTTGGTTCGTATCGCACCCGCAACACCTGTTAAAAAATCAGTTAAATTATCTG